AAGCGGCCGCTTGTGTCCCGCCAGACCGTTACCGACTGAAGCCGAACGCGGGCCGCCGTGTCCCTGAACGCATTGGCAGATCGCAGCTTGAACCGCGAAGCGGTGTCCTTGTACGTGGGCGCCGTGCCGACGTTGAGACGAATTGCCGTGTCGCGCCACCCTTGAGCCCGAAGGACGACCCTGGTAGCCGTGTCACGCCAGACGACGACACTCTTGAGCCTGAAGCGGGCGCTCGTGTCGCGTACTGAGGTAGCGAGTAGTTTGACTCGGCTCGCCGTGTCTCGATACTGGGTCGCCGATTGCAGCCTGAACCGGGAGCTGGTGTCCCTGTACGCCGTCGCTAGGAGGCGAACCCGCGTAGCCGTGTCGCGGTACTGAGTTACCGACTGAAGGCGAACCCTGATCGTCGTGTCCCGGAAAGCCGAGGCGAGCAGACGAACCCGCGTACTGGTATCCCGCCAGAGGACAACGGACTGCAAACGGAAGCGGATCGCTTGGTCGCGCCAAGCGCCAGCCGACTTGAGCCGAACCCGCGTAGTGGTGTCACGCCAGTTCGTCGCGGCAAGACGAACGCGAGTAGCCTGGTCCCGCCAGACGGCCGCCGACTGAAGACGGAAGCGCGATGACGTATCTCGCCAGTTGGTCGCCTGGAGCTTGACTCGGGTCGACGTATCCCGCCAGATCGTGACGCTCTGAAGCGCGAACCTCGAAACGGTGTCGCGGTAGACGGCGGCTGACTTGAGCCGCAGCCGAATCGAGGTATCGCGCCAGACGGAGATGCTGAGAGAAACGCGTGTAGCGGTGTCGCGGAAGGTGTTTGCCGACCGCAACCTGACCCGCGCAGACGTGTCCCGGTAGGCTGTCGCCTGGAGCCGAACACGGCTCGCGGTATCGCGCCATAGGGTGACGGATTGCAGCCTTACCCTGATCGACGTGTCACGATAGGTTGTGGCTTGAAGTCGGACGCGAGCTGCGGTGTCCCTCCAGAGGGTGGCCGATTGCAGCCTGAGTCGCGTCGAGGTATCGCGGAAATTTGTTGCAGCGAGACGAATCCGCGTCGAGGTGTCGCGGAAGGTTGTTGCAGCCAGACGAACCCGCGTCGAGGTGTCGCGGTACACGACCACCGACTGCAATCGGACCCTGACGACGGTATCTCGGAAACCAGTCGCCAGCAGACGCACGCGCGTGGCGGTGTCGCGCCACTGGGTCGTAGAGCCGAGCTGAACCCTCACCGCGGTGTCTCGCCAGCTCGCCGCGTTGAGCTTGACCCGCGTTGCGGTATCGCGCCACTGTGTTACCGACTGAAGCCTGACGCGAGACGAAGCGTCCCTGAAGACGTTGGCACTGCGGAGCCGAACGCGGCTGGCCGTGTCTCGCCATTGCGCGGAAGTCAACTTGAGGCGCGAACTCGTATCCCGCCAGGTCGTCGTTGAGGCAAGACGGACTCTGACAGCGGTGTCTCGCCAGTTGGTTGCGGCTAATTTGGCTCGAGTGGCGGTGTCTCGAATCGTTGCGACTGACTGAAGACGCAACCGCGAAGACGTGTCCCTGAATACGTTCGCGCTCTTCAGACGGAGCCGGACAGCGGTATCACGCCAGATGGCGGCGCTCTGTAGCTTTACCCGGCTACTGGTGTCTCGCCAGGTGCTAGCCGATGCGAGCCTGACCCGAGCCGCCGTATCCCGTATTTGTGTAACCGGGATCGCAGTGAAGGTGTAGGCTCCGCTGAGCCAATCAATCCAGCCTTTACGCGGACCTGGCATCAGGGGAAACTCACGCCCGGCGGCAGACTCGTCGTCACACCTGGATCACTCGCGGCGGTGATCGCTTGAGCCAGTCCCACGCCTCCGGGTAGCCCGGCGAGGCTCGGTTCGGGATACTGTCCGAGCAGTTCGTAGTGGAAGATACGGTTACGGTTCGTGCGGCCTGTATATAGGATGCGTCTGGCTTCGCGTGCGGTAATTGCTTCGGTGAGTGCGACCAGCCTGAACATCGAGCCAAGGAGTGCTGCGTCTATCGCGTCGCCAGCAGTGATAGCGGCAGCGGTGAAATTGCCGATGGCGTTGCCGTTGGTGGTTACAGCAGATGTGCTGCACGAGACGGCGCTCGTGCCCACTGACACGTCGTCCACCCACAACTGGAAGCTCGCGACACCGATCCGCGTCCAGAGCACGCGATGCCAGACATTATCATCGAACGACGCGACCGAGTTGATGTCTGCGAAGTTTGTGGGAGTGCGAAAGAAGCCCTCCATCTGGTGCGAATTGTTGAAACCCAGGCTGACCTGGTCGTTGAACGACGCGCCATCTTCGGTGTAGACGTTTCGGCCTATCGTGCCCGAGGGCGCTTTGACCCAGCACATGAGCGACCACGTCAGGCGATTTCTGAGGATCGTGGTTGTCTTGGCGGGTACGTCCAGTCGCTGACTGGCAGCAAAGTAGCGCGGCATCTCAGCCGGCCCGCCGCATCTTCACGAAGCAGGAGTTGCCGGCAGCGTTCGTCGCCTGGCCGGTGCGATTGACCAGCATCACGCACCACGTCTCGGGCAGGATGGCGAGTTTGCCGGCCGTGTCGAAAGTAACGGTCGCGGTCGTGTTGGTCGCGGTCGGCGCCGGAACGACGCCCAGGAATACGCCACCTGTCGTCGGAAACGTTGGCCCGCCACTCACGCCGCCGTTGACCGCACTTTGCACCCACACTTCCCAGTGCCGATTAGCCAGGGGCGCAACGCCGCCGGTCTGGACGGTGACCTTGATCGACGCCGCGTGCCCGTTGTAGCGGTCGGTCGTGATCTGTCCAGACAGCCCGGAGGCGTTGTTGGCGAGGCTGTTCCATGCCGACACGCCGACCGTCCCGTTCGGCCAGAGCATGCCGCCGGTGAGTGGGTTCTGGACCGCGACCGCCGGGGTGGTCAGCGTCGCTTCGCGGCGGTCGCGTTGGTACGGCGTCAGCGCGTTTTCCTGACCGTACCAGACACGAACGGTCGTCCCGTCCACGTAGACTGAGATCGAGTCCAAGGGAGTGTCGGTACCGACTGCGAGCACCTGGGTGGGTGTTGCCCAGGCGATGCCGTCCGTCGAGGACGAGTAGTACAGGCCATTCGCCGCTGAGGCGAGCCACATATGGAATGCGCCGTTGATGAGTGCGACGTGGAACCCGGTCAGTGTCTGACCGGAGATGAAGTTGGTGGCACACACCGGATTGCTGGCGTATGCGGTCCAGGCGATGCCGTCCGAGCTCGTCCAGTAACCGTATGCAACGGCACCGTTGCTGACCAGCCGGCCGCGATTCCATGCCCGGTAGTCGGTCGCGCTCATGCGGATGACCGAAATGTCAGAGCAGCCGCCTTCGTTCCACGACCCGACGCCGCCGTTGGTGATGATCGGATTGCTGACTGACTTTGTCCACGTGATTCCGTCAGGACTGGTCGAGTAGCAATTCTGATTCGGGCCGGAGTTGTTGCCACCGTGCCCCCAGTGCTTCCAGATGGCCGCGTCGGGGTCCCAGAGCACCGTGCCGACGCTGTACTCGTTGTGCTCCCACAATGGCGCGGTGAGCGCTGGTGACGGTTGAATGACGGGGTTGCCGGTGTACTTGACCCAGTCTGTGCCGTTGGTCGACGTGGCGTAATTGACTGTTGTGTGCGTGTTTCCCGAGCTATCCGGGTTGGTGTCGTCTACGCCCTCGTACCAGCAGCGGTAGTCGCTTGGGCCAGCCTTGACGACGCAGTTCGGGCCGGCTTTGGTCCAGTCATACTGCGAGTTGGCGTTGCTCGGAGTCTGGCCGGCGTGGTCGCTGTTGCGCTGACCATTGGACAGCATTGGGTTCGATGCGTTGCGGGTCAGCGTGCCGCTCAGCAGAACGCCGCTATCGACCGGCACGAGCTACGCCGCTTTCTTGCCGCGATACGCCAAAGCGTTGCCCGAAGCGAACAGGGTCTGCGCGCCGCGATTCACGATGGTGATGCGCCAGGTCGCCGGCAAGACCGCCAGCGCGGAGTCAGTCTCGACAGCCATCGAGAACACCGTGCTGCCCGCGGTCGGCTGAGCCAACGTTCCCAGCATCACGCCCTGGTCCGTACCGAACGTCGTACCGCCGTCGACTGAGCCCTCCAGCCAGACTTCCACGTAGTCGCCCGCGGTCGGCGTGGTGGCGCTCGTCTTGAGCGTCACCAGCAGACTTGCAGCGTGATACAGGTTGGTGGTGTTGTCGACGTTGGACGAAGCGCCGCGAGCCGCTGCCGCGAGGCTGTTCCAGTTGGTGATCGTGACCGCCTGATTCGCGGTGCCGTAGCTGACTGGCATGTTCTAGCGTCCCTCTCCGCGTTTCACTGGTCGGTGCAGAACGACGACGGCCTGCTAAACGCCTTCGTTTGACCGTTGACAACGGCTAGCACCTGGCACGTTGCAACGGTCGTGGTTGGGGTTGGCGTACGGGTTGGTCGCCTGGTCGGCGTGACCTCGCGCGTAGGCTGCGGAGTCGTGGTTACCGTAAGAGTCGCGGTCGGCGTGTTAGTCCCACCACCACTACCGATCACGCCACCACCGGCGGTGGGCGTGACAGTCGGCGTACGGGTCGCCTGCACGGTCCCTTGCACCGTTACCGCGGCCGTTCCTGTCGCGGTGGACGTTGCAGCCAAGACCGTAGCCGTCTGTGTCGGCGTGACGGTCGGTATGGACGTCATGGTGGCCGTCGCAGTCGCTGGCGGGGTATCGGTCGGCTGAGGCGTCGAGGTCGGCGTGGCGGTGAAGGTTGCCGTGGCAGTCGGTGTGAGAGTCGCAGTCGACGTCGGTGTGGCAGTCGGCACGGTCGTCTGCGTCGGCGTGGGGCTCGGCGTGGTCGTAGGAGGTGCGGAGCCGGCGAGCTGTGGTTGCTGGATAGCCGGCAACTGCGCGATCGCCGCCGCCTGCGAGAAGTCCGACAGAACCTCGAAACCCATGTTGTCCCAGTGCCGCTCGTCGCTGTACTGCAACCCGTAGCCCGGCGGGTACGCAGTGTTGCAGTTCGTATCGCCGGCGGCCGTCCCGTTGACCGGATCGTTGAACCAGTACGAGTTCAGCGGGTAGCACAGTCCCTGGCCGCTGAACTGGAAGTTCTTGAGGTCGCTCACGTCGGCCGTCGAGTGGTACAAGTAGTGGGTGTAGTACGCCTTCAGCGGACCGCTGAACCACGGCATCGCGCCGGCCGGGATAGCGGTCTGGTAGACCAGCTTGTCGTCCTCGTACAGCATAAGCTGCGTCTGTGAGACGAACAGGTCCAGCTTCGAGCGATCGTCGAGTGCGCGGCCGCTCTCCATCAGATCGTTCGGCAGGTAAAGTTCCGGCGAGCCGATAAACGCCGAGTACGTCGCGGTCGGCACCCCCGACCCGCCGTTATAAATGTCGAGCGAGCCTTCGTGGACCTTGACCTCGACGAACAGGCCACGGTTTGAGGCGTTGATCTGGTGATTCTTATGCTCCCACGACTGGAGCGGGTCGTCGGCCGGGCTCAAGTCGAAGGCGAGCCAGCGCCGGAAGCTCTGGTGCGCGTCAACCTCCATCGTCAGGTGCAGCACGCCGCCGTCCGTCATATCGGCTGTCGCCTTCGGGCTCATAGCCATCGACCCGTAGATCGTATCGGCCGGACCTGAACAACCAGGCGTCATCCCGGCGAAGAGCATGTCCATAAAGTGCCCGTTGGAGATAAACGGCATCGAGTTCGTGACGTCGGCCTCGCGGTAGTCGAGCCGCCATTCCTTCGCCGTGCCGGCGCCCAGCGTGTAGAAGCCGTTGCCGCCGAGCCCGCCGTACTGATCGTTCCCACACAGACTCCCCGAGAACTTACTGAACCCGCTCGCTTCTGTGTTCTCGAACGTATCGAGGAATTGCTGCGTGCCGGACCCGATCGGCTTGACGTTGGGCTGCGCCTGGACGACAACCTGCTGCGACCTGGCGATGACGCTCGGCCGGTTCGTGTACGGACCCTGGCCGTTGGCCGAGATATCGCCGTCGCCCGTACGCCCTCGGTTCGAACCGAGCATGCCGTTTGGCGCGAGAGGAGACTTGACCGTCTCGGCGCCGGTGTAGAGGTTCTGCTGCGGCACCGGACCGAGCATATCCAGCCCTTCGACGACCAGCGTGTGCGGGTTCGAGTCGTTCAGGCCGTTCCACTCGATATCGGTCGCCGCGACGTCCTGCACCGTGTTTGGCCCGCTCTGGACGGTGCTATCGTCGACGACCTGATACGGGAATCGGACGCTACCGTCCGGGTTTGAGGCGAAGTGATGCAAACAAAAAGAGCCCGGGCAGTTGTCGCCTGGCACGTAGTGAGCCTGACCCGCGTACTTCACGTCTGACGGGTTCGCCATGTCGTAGACGCGGTAGTCCTTTGCACCTGGCACCGGGTTGTAGAACAGACGAACAGACGAGCCGTTTGGTTGTACGCCGCTGATCGTGACGACCGCTAGTCCGTTGGCGACGTCGAGGTTGCCTGGTAGTGCCAGCACTGCCAGCACGATAACCGTCGCCAGCAGCGCGACAGACGCCGAGCGGGACACCTAACGGCCCTCTCCGTCTCCAATCCCGAGAACGTCCGCATTCAGCTTGCCCACGTTCTGATACTTGAGGTGGTAGACGTTATCCTCGATCGGACCGGCAAGTCGACCTCTGCCAGCCGCATCCCAAGCTTTGCACTGTCGATGCCAGTCGGCCATCGCAGGGCTGGCGTTGTATGCATTCCAGGCGTATTGCTGCTGCCTGAATCGCTCGTCGGCTTCCTTGACCGCCCAGAGCGGCTGTTCGCGGTTGAAGTAGTCTGGTTTCTTCGGCAGAGGCGGGCAACCTGGCGGTGGGGGTGGCTCAGGCAACGGTTCCCAGGCGTAGAGCTGGCACTGACCGTCGTAGCCCGTGACGATGCCGATCACGTGTGCCAGAACGTCCTGCCCCTCGAGGCTTGTCGTGACAGCGCCGACCCGCACGTAGCGCACCGACGACTTGAACTGGAACAGTCGGCCAGTCTGGTCACCGTCGCCGCCGAGCTCGGCCATCCTGCCGTTCGGCGCGTACAGTCGCAACGCCTGCACTCGCTTGAGTTTGCCAAGCATTGCGAGACGCGGCCAGTCGGCGTGTCCGTTGGGACTGCCGAGGTCCGCGTCCCACTCGTGAACGATCGTGCCGTCCACATAGCGTAGCGCCCACCAAGAACGGCCGGTACGCCGCGCGTGCTCGCCGCCAGCGGCGGCCTCCGTGTCGAGGCTGAGCCGCTGCGGTGGACTAAGCCGACTGAGTAGGTTCAGGGGAAGCCTCGAGGACGTTGCGGCCAGCCGGCACATCCGCGCGCATATACGACCGATCTTCTGATGCGGCAGGCACTGTCGAGGCTTCCCACCCGGCGATCGTTGCCGCCGCCTCAGCCAGCCCGCGGTTCGACGCGCAGCCGGCGCAGTAGTGATGCCCTACGGCGCTACCGATGTTTGGATCGTTGACGGTAAACGGCTGGATGTGCAGTGCCTGGTTGGGACCGGCATCCGTTCGTCCGCAACCGTCGCACGCTACGGTTTCGCCAGAAGTTTCCTTGAGAACGGTCATGGTTATCTCCTGTCAGCCGTACGTGTACTTGCAGCTTATGACGATAGCTGAGTACGTGCCCGTCGCCATGTTCGGTCCGCAGAACAACATCAAGGCTACCGGCCACGAATCTGCCGTGACCGCCGCAGGTGTTGACGGGAACGTGATGTAGTCGTTGTCGCCTTGCAGACCCTGGTAGTTGGTCAGCCAGTTGGCGCCAGCGGTGGGAGCCAGCGAGCCGGTGGTGCCGTCTGTCACGACCGGCGCGTTCGTCGGCGCAGCAGCAGGCGCACCAGCCGAGGTCACACGACCGAAACCGTTGCCCTTGAAGTACGAGCGCTGCGTCCCGCCGGTATCGGTCGTGTTGCCGCCGAGCGGTGAGTTGTCGCCTCGAGTAACCGCGCCGTGCGCGTTCGTGGGGTACATCGTGAAGATCGGCGCCGAGGCGAACGTACCGACGTTGTCCCAGTTCCAGCGCTTGTCGTTGTAGTTGGTGTTGGCCCAGGCAGTCGGGGTCGTGCTGCTCGTGCTGACATAGCCAAGGCTGGTCGTATCTGCCGTAAAAGCATATTGATATTGGAACGTGGCCGCACTCGTGGCTCCAGGGCGCGTGGTGTACAGCCAGGAGACAGACGCAGTCGAGCCTGCCGTCGAAACGTCAGAGAACCGGAGCTCATTCGCGCCAGCCGAGCCGCCGTTGTTCAGGGTCGTCCAGACTGGCGTAGCGTTTGTGCCCGTGTTGAGCTGAAGGACCAGCCCGGTCGTAGCGGCGAAATCAGCCAAGGCAGGTTACTCCTGGGGTCCGGCGCCGTTTTAGGCGTGAACTTTAGTCACTAAACGTCGAGCAAAATCGCCCTGCCGTGAAGGATAACGCAAACGACGCCAGGCTACGCTACCCGTGTTCGTCGTGAAGGGTTGCCCCGCTGATAGGTGCCCGAATGGCTCTCTTCCTACCTAACTTCGGTCGGGCAGGGTCTTTTACTGTCCCGGAATTTAACGTCCGCACGGCGCGTGCAACGGCATGCGTGCCGTAGATACCCGACTCCGCAGCAGTTGGCGCGTACGTATTGAGCATGTCTCGGAGTGCCGCCCTCAGCCGCTCGATTTCGACTCCCAGCTGCATTTTATCGCCCACCAAGTCAAGCCCAACCGCTTGCAGCCGCTCAATTTCCGCGTCCTTTTCATCCATTGTGAAGAACTCCTTTCTATCCCAGCCGTTCTCTAGCAGCCACGGCATCGCTCAATTGGCGCAAACAGCCCAGATCGCCGTGGTGGTGGCTAAGCGGGGCCATCGGTTGCTATGCAGGCCACCACGCGCTCCGCGGCCTTGAGCACGGCGTCCTGCGCGTCTACGCGAGTCAGGAGAGCATCTATGATTTCGCGCTTCGTGTCGTCGGTCATGGGCGATCTACGTAACTTTATCGCTTGTCAAGCGGCAGGCCGCGCCACCAATCGACACCTACCTGTGGGATTGACGTGTAGCCCCAGAAGGTTTCACCATCGTCGGTCGGGACCGCTGGCACCATCCACCCCACAGAGTCCACGCGGAACCCCACTTGCGGATCAAGGTAGCGCCCTTCGCTGTCGATAGCGGCTACGTCCGCGTGCTGATCTGCCGCTGTATGCGCGGCACACAGCAAGCTTTGATGGTTCAGGAAGGTCTGATACCGTCGCCACAGCTTCACTTCGCTGGCCCCGCATTCACCGCAGACGTAGGGAATCCTGGTCATGCTATTCAGGCTTAGGGATGGACGGGACCGGCTGACGCAGCCACTCCAGGTCGGCCTTGAGATCGAGCACGGCCGAGACAAAGGCGTCCATGATCCAGGCCAGCAGCACACCCGCGACGGCGCCGACGATGAAGTCAGGACGCTTCATGTTTGTCTGTCAAAGCGGCCGTGCAGGACGCAGTTGTTGGCGATGACAAATATGCCGCGTACACCCAAATAGCCATACCCATGACTGTTGTCCAGCACGGGACACGCGCATCCCTGTTTGAGCGCTCGTTCGCCGCCGGGTGCGTCCTTGCGATCGTCGTCGCTTGTCGGTCGGTCAAGGGGCATGGTTGATCTACGTGGCCTCATGTTTGCCCAAAGGGGCGGAAGCGCTCGAGGGCCGAATTGACCTCGTCGTCGTCGAACTGGCGGGTGACATTGGGATGAGCGTTGTGGATCAGGCCGTCAAGTGCAAGATGCAGCCATGGCGGGATCGGCCGATCGGCTCGTTCCCATCTGCTGACACTCAGCCCGCTGACACCAAGCAGGACGGCCAGCCTGAGTTGAGACAAGCCGCGCCGTGTTCGCCAGGCTTTCAACTCGGCGGGTGTCATGCTGCTTCCTCGTCGTGCTTGCCGCACGTACAGCCGAAGACGCTCGACTCGATCAGCTCGTGTATTTCCCGGGCTTTCTCGAATGCGTCGATGATCTGCTGCCCTGTGCGAGTACCGTCCACGAGCTGAATTTGTCCGGCCGTTCTGGGCAGAATGATGAACGTGAATTTTGGGATGCTGCCGTACTCGTCGGCGTGCGCCTGGGAATAGATCGCGGGCTGGAATATCTGCTGGTCGGCCTTGTCCGCCGGCCAATTGTAGCCCGCTGTTTTGAAGTCCCAGATGTGGCCTTCCGACCACAGATCCGCGTAGCCGATGAACGGCAAGGATATGGCGTAATGCACGGCGGCGATCTGTCGTTCAGGTTCCCCGCTGATGCCCAGTGCGTGCACCATGTCGATCAATTCTAGGCCGCGTTCCGCGAGCCCTGAACCGAACGATTGGCCGGCAGAGGCGAGCTCCTGTTTTGCCTGGCGCCACGCGCGCATGAATGCCAGCTCGCCGTCGTGCCCGAGAAAGTGTGCTTCGAGTCCGCTGTGAACGGCAGTACCGAAGAGTCGTTCCACGGACGGCGGCTGATCGATTTTGAGGACGTAGCGTTTATAGAACTCGGCGGGACAGTATGCGTAGCAACTCAGCCTGGACGGACTGAGGTAACGGTGAGGATGCTTGCCGCGGGGGGTCACGAGTTGTAACCCCTACACGGGACGCAACACCAACCCGCAAGCCGATATGGATTGAGTGCAAACATAGGTCGGGCCGGACCACCGCATTTGTCGCATGGCTGCGGTGTTTTCATGGCTTCCTCGTACACCAGCACCCGATCTGGATAGTTGTCCGCGTACACACGCTTCGCCTTGGTGATCCACTCGGGGTGATCCAGCGATCGCTGCCGAGCCGCCGCCTTTTGGCCTGCGGTCCACACGCGGCTTGACCTCATGTCAGCTCCATCAGAAGGGCGGCGCGCGCGCCTTGGGCGCAGCGCGCGCCGCCCCCTATGTATTTGTTATTAACAAATACCGCGGCTGCGCGCGCGCGAGGTGTCGCGATTTGTCGCGTTCGTGTCGCGATTCTCAATCTCAAAACCTCCCCCAAATGTCGCGATTTGTCGCGATCTTGTCGCGATCCAAAACAGGCCGTGTCGCGATTTGTCGCGATCGTGTCGCGATCTTTTTGAGCCTCATACGGTCAAGCTGACCCCGGACGACATGGCCCGGTACTCGGCCAGGCGGAGGCTTTCGGATCGCTCGACCATGCCGTCGGCGATGAGCGTTTTCAGCGTTCGCTGGACGGTCCGGTCGGCTACGCCCGTGTTCTGACAGACGCGCTCCCTGGTGATCCATTGACCCGGGGTACTGTTCAGAGCCCGCATGATTTGCCGCTCAACCTCGGTCAGGTCGCGTCGTTGGGTGCGAAGGTTGAAGCCGCTGGCGCTGTCGAATGCGAGGTCGAATGGTGCCGGTGTTTGGCCGCGAAACTTGGTGAAGACTACGCGTGCAGACTGGCTAATCTTGCCGCTGAAGTAGATCATGACGTCGGAGATGGCAGACTTCGTTCGGCCGCCGTACAGGAGGTCGAGCGGTTCGGATTCAGGGCTAGTAGTACCGTTGCTTTTCCGCGTGTGGTCGATGACAATGCAGGCTACGTTCATGCCGGACAGCTTCTGCATCAGCGTGGACAAAGGGTCGAGCTCCTTGCTGGAAAAACGGTCGCTTGGCAGAACGCGTTCACACGCGTCTATGGCGACGATCCCGGGCCACTGCGGAGCTGTTGTGATCGAGTCCATTATAGTGCTGGTACTGTCAGAATTGATGAGTCGGAAGCCCTGTTGTCGGTTGATGTAGAACGGCAACACGTCCAGGTCGAAATCGTAAATGTCGGCCAACATTTCTACGTACTCGCTGATGACGCTGAGTGGTGAATCCTCCTCGATGAGTAAGACTGGTCGTTGTTCGACAGCACGTCCACAGAACGGTTTGCCTGCGGCTACGTGCATCAACGCGGCGATGACGAAGATGGTTTTCCCGACACCTGGCGATGAGTACACCCAGTGTGTACGTCCGGCCCAGAGCAGGCCGTGAACAATCTCAGCCTGAACTTCAGGGACGGATCGAATCAGCTCGCCCAACGTCTGCCAGGCCGACTGAGTGACCTCGCCTGTCTCGACGTTGACTGTTTGCCCGGGCACAGTAGGCCCTAGCCGCGGACTGCTTGAGGCACCCGAGTAGAACTCGAATTTACCCTCGAGCGCCTTTTCAATACTGCGATCGCGGTAGTCCTGGCGGTCCCACTTCTCGCGCATCAGGCCCGACGAACGGAATAGCGCGTCCAGTCGCCCGGGATCCGGGCCGGTCCAGAAGGCGAGATGGTTCAGCAGCGCCAGGTCGGCTTCCGACTGGCTCCCGTAGCTCGAGTAGTCGCCGTTCCAGAGCGCCCAGAACTTGTTGCCGTTCTCGGCACTGCGGGCCTTGAGCAACAGGTCCGCGTCGGCGAGCTGCACCGGCGACCGTAGTGAATGTCCGTTCTGACGTTCAGACGGCGGCGGGCCGAACACCTCGAGGTGCCAGGCCGAGAGCTCGTCCTGCCGGTCCTGAATCGTCTCGGGGTACGTCAAGACGTGCTCGCCGGTGATGGTCAGGAACCGCGCCTGCGAGTAGATTTCGATCTTGCCCTTGCGGCGGCCGTGTGCCGGCAGGGTGCCGCGGATGAAGATCCGCACCCCCGTGCCGGACGGGCTGATCTCGGTGTACGAGTCGAGCCGCTTCATGATCGACCGGGCCCAGGCGTCGATTCGGCCGCTTTCCGGGTTACGGCACCCGTCAAGGTCGACGCCCACGTACGGGTCGTCGGCGGCCAGGACGTAGCCAACACCGGAGTAGTTTTCCCGCGCGCAGAAGGCCGCTGCCTCTTCGAACGTCGTCCACGTGGACGGATCGGTCGTCGAAGCCAGCCGGCCTGTGCGGGCGTTGTACGGCACCTTGGTAGGCTTTGGCTCACCCGGTCGAGGTGTTAGCTTCCAGGCGACCCACTGGGGCCGCCTGGCAAGCTCTACGGGTGCCACGATGGTCACCAGACTCCGGCTTTATGCGTTCAGGCCCAGGGCAGTTCGTCGCGCGATGCAGGAGCCGCGGCAACCGGCTCACGCCGCGGTGCTGGGCGCTCTGCTGGTGTAGGCTGGCCGGCCTTGTACGGCGCCAGCTTGAGTATGCGAAGCCGCATGTACGATTCGGTCCCGTCCTGGCCGCCGCGTTCGACTTCCTCGAACAGAGCCACGGCTACTTTCTCCCGAAGTGTGTTCGGCAGGCTGTCGTCGATCTCGTTGTCCTCGATAGGCCGGCCCATCAACGCCTCGGCCCACAGTCGAGCTTTGGCAGTCTTCGTTTTCGACTTACCGGTGCGGTTTGAGGTGTAGTCGTGGTGCTCGTACGCGGCGCCGTCGACGTCCAGAATGGGCGAACGGTCCATACGGGCCATCCGGAATATCCATCTCAGGTTGTGGGACGGGTCAGCATCGGCGGGGTCCGAGAACTTCGATATTCCTTCATCTTTGATCTCGGACAACTTGACTAGGTATTTTTCATTCACGTCGATCGGTTCGGCTGGTGCGACGTAGTTTGAGCTCTTTGGCTTGGCGAACACGATTCAATCCTTTACGGCGTCGACAGACGCATTGTTTGTACCTTCAACACTCGGCACTCCACTCGTTGTTTCGAAAGTCAACTCGAGCGCGCGTCTTCCTTTCTCGACGCGAATCTCGACTGGCGCAAGCCGCAACATGTTCGTGCTGTCGCCGTCCAGCCACTGACCCTTGACCAGGCAGTCGATGACTGCTTTGGTGACGCCAGTCGAGTAGTTGTCCTGGTCGCGGGCCCGGTGATCCGGCACGACGTAGCAGATTCGGAGCAGCACCGGCGGCCTCATCCGAATCAGGCTCTGCTTCACGGCGTAAACTGTGACGACGTTGATGACGTGCAGCCGTGCCTTGCGTTTCACTGCCCAGTGATCGCGTCCATTTGGCGACAGCGATCGTGCGATATCCGGTCTTGGAAAGTCGGGTAGCGTCAACGCCTGGGTCCGCGCAGAACGTGCGTCAAGAAGCGCCGGTTGAGTCATCACCCTCCCTTTCGTGTGTCTCTTCGCCTGCTCGATAGCTCAGCGCCAGCAGGCGCAGTTGGCGTGCGTCCAGAGTCAGGTGGGCAGCCCACAGCCGCACGAAGCTCGAGTCGTTCTGCTCCAGTTCGGCGGCCACCCGTTCCATGTGCTCGGCCAGCTCCGCGAGCGTCACGCGACGTCCGCTCCGAACAGCACACCCTGGCTCAGCCTGCGTGCAGCAATGGCGCAATAGCGCTCCTCGATCTCAATGCCGATGGCACGCCGGCCCAAGTCCTTAGCCGCGCGGAGTGTTGTACCGCTGCCCATGAAGGGGTCGAGCACGCTACCCGCGCCAGTTGTTTCAAGTGCCCGCATTGGCAGACCGAGTGGGAACGGTGCGGGGTGGTTTGTTTCTTGATACTCCATCCCGAGCCGCCACACATCGCCGGTGCCGCTCGCTGAATGGCTGACCAATTTGAATTCTGGTTTGGCGAACAGCAGTATCCACTCCTGTCGCGTGCAGTAGTTGCGAAGATTCACGTCAATGCCGGTGCCACGATCCCAGATGATGATCTGGCGCAACGGGATGCCGAAGTCCATACCCAAGGGCATCCGCAACACGCCGTGCTCAACGCGCGGCCGGTGGTTGTAGAACACCCCCATCAGGCAGATGCGCCACATTTCCTGTAGCGCCAACCGCTGCTCACGGTCGTATAGATCTTGCGGCACAGCATCGCCATGGTCCCCGTAGCCATCTCGGAACCGGCTGGCTTTATTGCTTGCTCCCGGCCGATACATGCCTCGACCGTTTCCACCCGGAACCAAACCCATGTTGTATTGCGGGCTGGTGACGACAATGTCCACTGGTGCGAGTAGCGGCATCACTTCCATACAGTCGCCGTGATAGATCGTGATGCCGCTAGTGGTGTCCTCGTAGTACGGAGTCACGCGTGTTTCACGCTAGCCACGCGCTGCATGGCCTGGTCGCGGTGCGTCTTGCAGTAGATCGACTCGGCGACGGTGCGCTGTTTGCAGGTCGCGTCGCTTCGCGGGTTCGTGCGCGCGAAGCGGCCGTACTGACACCAGCCCGAACTCGGCCCAGGCTGATCGCTCACGCCGCCAGCCTTCTAGCGCGCGCCAGCTCGTCGAAGTACGCCGCGAGCCGTGCCGCCCACCGTTCGCGCAGCATCACCTGGCAGGCTGCGCACACGAAGTGCAGCACGTCTGGTGAGCCGCAGTGCTCGTCAGGATGGAACTGCAACGGGCGCTGGTCTACGCCGCACTGGGGGCACATCATGTCCGTGAGGCCACCTGGAGTCCGAACGTGCGGGTGAGCGACACCAGGCCGCCGCACACTCGGCACTTCGGCAGGCCCAGCAGCACCTTCCTGCGCGCCTCGGCCTCGCTCAGCATCCACTCGCCCTGCTGCCTGGAGCACATCAGGCACGCTCCCTCGAACAGATCGCGCCACGGGCCACGGTGGGTAGGTACGTCGTGCTCGATGTCGATGACGTTCATGCCGCAGCCCTCAGTAACGTGAATCCGGTCCAGATAAGCCACCCAAACCACCGCACGACCCAGTCGGGCACCCTGTAGAAGTTGATGCTGCCGTCCGGTCGTTTAGTAGCGACCGTTCGCACGTTGCTGTATAGCAGCCAGTAATTTGTGCCTACCCGCATGCGGCGCGTATCGAGCACCACCGTGCTCACGGCGTGATCGTTGCGTTCAATGTCGATGTCGATGTCGTTCATGAGAGTTCCTGTGCCATGCTCAGCGGTGAATGTGCAGGTTGCCGCGAAGACTTATTCACTGGCTTACCTTTCTCAACAGAGTTGGATTCATGCCGCGAACCCCTACCGTTGTGTTCGCTTCACTCACCGCTGGCATGGCGCAGGAGTTGACGGTCCCGTCGAAAGCGAGCCGAGCCACCAACTGCCACGTCATGCCGAAATGTCAGGCTCCTACGGAAAGTCGTAGGAGTGCGATCAGCCAGCGGAACAGCGTCACCGCCACCACGAACACGACGCCCGTCACCACCACCGAGGTCGCCAGGATGCCCACCCAGAACAGCAGCACCACCCAGTCGACACGCTGGCGCCGTTCGCCAATGTGCTGCTCGCGGTGATTCTCCCGCAGGACGAAAAGACGTCTGGCCTGTACCGGGGTCATCAGCAGAACCCACCGCTCACTGCAACCCACTCGCGGATGCGTCCTTGCGACACCATCCACTCGGCCGCCGCCGTCGCCGCGGACGGATCGTAGGGACTGAGCCCCTGCTTTCCCTGCGGCGTCGTCATCCACGTCGACCACAGAAACTGGAACAGCCCCGCGGCCTTGGAGTACGGGTTGGTAGCGTTCGGATCGTTGTGCGACTCCACCCACGCAATGCACGCCAACCGTCCGCTTGGCCACTTTGCTCGCACCGGTGCCTGCAACCTCCCATCGAAAATCAGATACTCGCGTGCGTCCACATCCGGTTGCGAGCTCAGGGCGCCTCGCAAATCGTCCACGTCGACGCTGGCTGATTCCGCCAGGTCGTCGAGCTCGTCCGCGTGCGCCGCGTGCGCCGTCACCAGGGTCAGCGCGGTTGCTGCTAGGACTGCCAGTCTCATTGAAGTTCCTCGAGCATCTGCCTGATGCGGCCTATACGGTTTTCGATCGTCGCCAGCTCGGGCAGAATCCCAGAAGCTTCCCGCATCGCCATGGCCATGTGTCGCGCGCCGGCATTCCACATCGTCTCGGCAAGAGCAGGCGCGTCGATCTCGCCGTGATGGTCGCGCAAGAACTTCACGTACGCCTTCTCTACATCTGGCGGCATCGCGTGAGCGGTTTCCATGGGAATGATTGTGGTGCTCACGCCGTCACCGGCCACGTACGGCCGCAAATCTGACAGAGCTGTCGGCCAATCAGCGGCCACGCGACGAGCGTGTGCCCGTGCTTGGCGCACTGTGCCACCGACCACTCGTACAGACTCTTTGTCACGGCTTCAACCACGCCCCGCTAACCGCTTGCACGCCGGCACATGGCCATGTGTGACGGTCACGAGTCTGACTCCGCTGTCGTCGTGGACAGCATCGCATCGTCTTGGTCATTCCAGCCGTCTGTAGCCGCGTCTAATAGGGTGTCTATGATGCCTAAGCGGCGAGCCGTCTCTAGGTCGGCCTGGCGTGTTGTCAAACCGCGGCGTCGACACGCGCGGCCGAATCGATAGGCGCGCTCCTCTGGCGCTGTTCTTACTGGTGTCACGGCCGCAGCCAGGCAAAATCGCCGCTCGGCAACCGCTCGAGCACCAGGCCGTCAGATGACATCGTCTTCGACAGCGCAGGCCGCAGTTCGTCGTCAATGCGTCCGGCCAGGTAGAAGTACTCAGGGCCGAGCGCTGCCCTCGCCTCGCCGAGCAGGCCCAGCAGCCGCGCGTAGTCGCAGGCTACCGCGCGCATCTCGGCGGCTTCCGCCAGTTCGCCGTTCATGCCGCCACCTGACCTTTAGTCACGAAAGCATGCTCCGTCAGACGAAGGGTGACCAGCAGATACCGAGAGAAGGCGAGGTGCTTGACAGCGCTGTCGTCCGCTGGCAGGCCCTTTGCCTGAAGCCACGCCGCCGCCGACTCTGTTTCGAGGTCGCACACTTGCCGTTCGATGACCTTGAGTAGTTCGACCTCGGACAGATCGGCTACCATGTTCGTAGGTGAGGCCATAGGTCGGCCCTCCGTAGGAATGGGCGGCGTTGTAGGGTGCGCCGCCTGTTTCTTTTGCCGCTTAGGCCGCGGCGGGCTCTGGTTCGAGTTCGCGGATGTCGTCGGGCTGGCAGAACAGCGCTTCGGCGAGGCTGGCGTAGAAGTTCTCGGGCGGATCCGGCACCGGCCGACGCCCGTTGAGGATGTGGTTGAAGCGGTCAGGAGTCAGGTTGACCTTGGCCGCCAGGCGGTCGTAGCGCAGACCGCGACCGTCAATCAGAGCGCGGGCCTTGCTGTGTACGATCCTCATTCCCATGCGATAAAGATACATCAACTACGAGAGAGTGTCAATAGCTCTTGACACTGAATCGTAGGCGTGCGAGAGTGTCAACTAAAGATGACACTTCTCGATTACCTCAAGATCGCGTTACATGACCGTAACTGGACGATTCCCCAGGCAGCGCGGCATTTCGGGGTAAGCATGCAGTTGGTCTACAAGTGGATGGCGGAAGATCCGGCCACGCGGATCACGCCCGGTCCCAGGTCGTGCTTGAAAATTGCAGAGGCGCTTGACGCCGATGCTGACTTCGTCCTCGAGCTGGCCGGGCATCGCAAGCCGAGTCCCGAATCCGCGGCCGATCAGGTCAGCGCGCTACGCCAGTCGGCCCGCGCGCAGCTCGAAGAGTGGCTGAACGCCGTCGGGCCACAATACGAGCAGGCGTACTGGGACTATCTAAAAACCCATGGCTCTTCTGCGGTCATCCTTGTTCGGAGTATCGGAACCGCCGTTAACACAGGTGGCGAAGGCGCCGTTAACTCGGTTGTTAGCGGCCGAGCCAAGCGTGACCGTCGGCCGCGGAATGATCCCGACAGTACGTTAACGCACGGCCAACGCACGGCTTCGGGCATGTTAGCCCGCGGTCACCGGCCGTCTAACCAACCCCTCGCTGCCTAACAGCCGCTCGCGCGTTGAGCCCGAGCGCCGTTACTGGTCGCATTTTCCACCTAACCGCCCCTTTGTCTTGCACCATTAGAACGCACGTTCTAAAAGAGTGAGGAATCAAAGGGGTATGGGAGGCTTACCGATGAACCTCATCGAAGGTGCAGAGTTCCATCAGCGCTGCCTGGAACGGCTCAATCGTTCGGCGATGACCCTGCGTCTGTATCGCATCTATCAGGATTCGTTTCTTACCTTTCTGCTCGAGCATCAGGTTGATCCCACACTCGACGCGTTGAACCCACAATTTGTGCGTGAGTGGCAAGCCTGGCTACGGAACAAGTCAACTGGTCGCCGTGGCGGCGTCGTTACCGAGAAGCAAGGCGTCATGACGCTCAAGACGTGGGGCCGGTTTCTCTGGGAGAACGACGTATACGCCTTCGATCCGCTTGGACGTCTCAAGGTGCCGCGGGTGCAGAAAATACACCGCAAGCCGTTCACCGAGGAGGAAGCACGCCGCCTCGTTCAGGCAGTTGCCAGTGGTGTCAACCCCATTCGTGACCGAGCCATGCTGCTGCTCCTGCTGGATACCGGCTGTCGCGTGGGCGAGCTGTGTGCGGCCACCGTTGCTGATGTCGACCTTGTAGAAGGTTCGATCACGTTCCGTCGTACCAAAAACGGGAGCCCGCGGAAGGTTACGTTCCGCGTAGCCGCCCGCCGTGATGGCGGGCCGTCGATGTCAGCACTGCGGAACTGGCTGAAGGTTCGTGAAGCACGCTCCGGCGTCGAGGCCCTGTTCGTTACCCGCGAACGGTTGCCGCTCTCGACCAGGCGCGTACGCGAGATTTTCAAGGAGCTCGGCGAGAACGCTCGCGTGCCGAATTCTCACCCTCACCGCTGCCGCCACACCAGTGCAAGTCAGTACCTCGAACAACGACCTGGCGCAGAGCTCCAGTTGCGCTCGAGGTTGGGCCACGTCGCAAAAGACGTGTTGGCCGACTACATAACGTGGTCCGACAAAGCCCAAGCAGACGCCGCCGACCAGGCGAGCCTATCTCTGAGGTGGAACCTTTGACGACCGAACTGTTGATCCCTGCTACCCTGAGCCCTTCTATGTCAAAGTCGAACGCGCGACTTCTGACCGATCAGGAGATAGCCGAGCTCGGGCCGCCTGAAGCAGTGCGGCTCCCGCTCGATCTGGTTGACCCGAACCCGCAGAACCCACGCGAAGAACTGCTCGAGGTCGACGTGCTGGCCGACAACATTCGTTCGTTCGGTCTGCTTCAGCCGGTCACGGTCAGGCGCGCTGGTGAACGATACGAGCTCATCGGCGGCCACCGTCGGCGGGCGGCGTTTACTGTGCTCCGGGAACGATTCCCTGAAGACGTCCAGTGGCGCACCATCCCCGCCGTAGTACGAACCGAGCAGGACGACGACCGCGCATTCCTGATGCTGCTGTCTTCCCAGCTCCACAGCCGCGCTTGGCGCCCACGCGAGGAAGCCGCGGCCCTGGAACGGCTCGTGATCGGCGGCCGGAACCTGCAACAGATAGGCGAAGCGCTCAATCGCAACGAGTCGTGGGCGAGCAAAAGACTAAGGGTTTACGCCGACAGCGTCCTGTCTGGCTTCGTCCAGGCCGGTCAAATTCCCGCCTCCGTTGCCGAGGAGCTGTTGGTCGTCCTCGACGTGGACACAAAACGCGACCTGGCCGAGCGAGCCGTAGCCGAAAAATGGAGTCAGGATCAGGTTCGCGGCCAGGTCCGGGCTCTGCGCCTCGACAAGCAGATTCGTGACATCGCCCGGCGCGCACGCGAACTGCTGGTCCTGCTTTCGAGCATTGACCCGAGCCGGCTCCCCGACGACGCCGCGGTCGACCTGAACCTGCTACGTCGCCGTATCGTTGCCCTGAGCCGTGCGCCGGTCATTCCGTCGATCGAGTCGGCTATGGCCGAGGCGAACGTCCGAACGCAGGAGCCCACACGCCGCAGCGGAAAGACGCGTCGACCTCGTCCAGCCGGCTACGTGTCAGGAGTCAAGGGGCCGACGTAAACTCGTGGAGGACGAGGCTGTCTGCTCCATGAGCCGTGCCACAGAAGTGCGGGAGCTGGGCGAGTGGAACTGGTGGTACGCCCGACCCTACAACGTCCTGCACGCCGCTACGGTCGAATACGACCCGCTGTACGACACCGCGGGCGACGGGGTTACCGCCTGCGGCTGGAGGACCCGCCTGGCGATCCCCGGTATCTTCTCGCGCATGAGCATGCGCCGCTGCGCTCACTGCTGCCGCCGCCTCGGCTACCCGCAAGGTGTCGGGAGCCCGAAGAACGACGAGGCCTGCCGCGCCCTTGTAGAACAACGCCTTAGCCATGGGTGACACCGTTACGCTCAGCTGCCCAGCGGTCACGCGAGTTGTCGCCACGAGTCTGCGGTGTCAGATGGGTCAGGTCACTACAGTCACGGAAACACGAGTCTCGGTGCCCAAGCGTCAGTTTCTTGCCCGTCACCGGATCTCGCCCAATGTCGCCGTACGCCTGCTTCCACCGCCACCGATGCACGAGCTCTGACTTTTCGTCTTCCTCGAGATAGATGTACCCGTAGCCTTTCGCATCGTGCTTGCCCCGCCAGCGTAGACAGCCTCGCTCCCGAAATGTCTTCTCCAAGTACGTCTGCATGTTCGTACTCGGCGGCGGTAACGCGGGCAACACCTCCCTCACACGTTCAATCGGCACCACCACTATCCGGCGTCTCCCCCCCCAGTCTCCCGGCGCGTCTCCCCTGCTCTCAATTAGATTGGTCACCCCCCGGTAGACACCATTCCTGGGCTTCGGGAACCGCACCAGCCGCCGAATCTTGCCGTGCGCTACCCAGGCCGTGAAGTCGGCCATGTTGGCCGGGTCGAGTTTCCGATAGTCCAGCCCGAGCCGGTCCGCGGCGACCCTCTGAAGACTCTTCAGCTCCTGGGCGAAGTACACCCGCGTGGCCGTGTTCGCGCTGATCGCCTCGTCCAGATCTGACTCGGCCTGCGTCAACGTGTCCACCGCGATCCTGCGGCGGCGTCCTGCGCGGAAGAACGGGTCGGCCAGGTCGATACGCTCCCCGAGCTGCCCGGCTTCCTCGAAGATCAGGCGGAATCCTTGCGGTACCAGGCTGGCGCAGCGCTTCGCCTCAGCCAGCCCGAGCGCTACCACGTCGCCGCCTAGACTCGGGTGGTCGAAGCTGTCGTTGTCGAGCAGCACGGTCTTGCCCTGATTCAACAGGTCGGCCAGGTCGAGGCCGTCCGTGCCGATGCTCGAGCCGAACTGATCGGCCAGGTCGAGAAAGCGGCTCACCCAACCGGCGCACACTACCTTGAGCTCGCGGTCGGACTGCACCATCTCTTGCAACAGTTCGCCGATAGCCTGCAAAGAGCGTGGCTCACCCCGCGCGTCGAGGCGGCGGATCACCTCGGCCGTGGCACGTCGGGCCGCGCGCTTCCAGGCGCCAACACCACCCGAACGGAACACTTCGGTCAGTCGCTCGGCTACCTCGGTCGGCTCCCCGAGCAGGAAGTTGAAGGGCACACGCGACACGCAGGCCGTCCAGACGACGCCACCCAAGCGCAGCACGGCATCGCGCATCGGGTCAGACACGTCGGGCGTGACGATAAGCGTGGGCCGTTCCCCGTTGACGCGCACCGTGGCGACACTGGCCGACTTGCCGCCGCCCGTGGGCCCGGACCAGAGGCAATGCGGCTTGCGCGATCGGTCGACGACCAGACCGTCGATACGCATCAGGTCATGCGGCCTGCGTACCTTCCACCAGAGCCTGCGCCAGAGCGGCGTGTTGACGGCACGCGGCACGTCGTCGTCGACAGCTCGACGGTCAACCATCACAGGTGAGCGAGTTGCCCGCCAGAACACCAGCAACGCAAATGGGACGACGATCGCTAGCCACAACTGATCCTGAGATAATTCCCAGGGAGTTGGGTCAGGCAGGGTCGGGAGAAACGTGCGCCAGGTTGACGCACTTGCCAGGAAGCTGTCGATTCCCTCGTCCGGGATCACCGGACGAGGGAGCTGGCTAGAAGCCCAGGCGCCTCGCCGTCCAGCGCAACGTCAGGATCGTTGCCAGTACCGCCATCAACGACGGGCCAACCGGCAGGTTGGTTAGCCAGAGCAGCAGATTCAAGCCTTCCATCAGGTAACCCCTTTCGCTCAGCATACCCCCCACCATCCGTGTGCGCCATCTCGAATTCTTCAGGGGAGTAATCAACGCGAAACGCGACCCGGTGCAGTCCAGCCACCAGCATGGCATCACCGGGTCCGAACCGTTCAATGACCGCGATCTGCTCAGGCGTCCAGCGTAGCCGTGCCGATACGTCGCTGATCTCGGCAGGAAACTGCATTCCGTACCACTGGGAGGCGCACTGTGATTGCACCGTCTTGCCGAGCGCTGAGTCGAGCGCGTCCATCGGTCGTTGCGTCATAAAGAACGACGCTAACTTGATGTGCCGCCCGCGCCGTACGAGGTCTTCTGCTTCGTCGGCCGCCTCGGCGTCATCCTGAAACGACCACATCTCATCCAGTGCGAACGCGCGCTGCGCCTCATACTCCGCTGCGCGAGCGAACACCGCGCGCTTGAATGCTGCCATCGCCTTGCAGCGAGCGAACTTCGAGAGCTCGGCGATGTTGAGCACGATAGCCGGCGGCAGTTTTCTATAGGGGATGTCCCGAAGCGCAACCGCCAGATCCATCTCCCACGAATCGCGGTGCAGCTTGCGAATCTCGCCACCGACATATCTAGCCCAGCGTCCGTACTCGCCGTCCTTCGATTCCTCAGCCTGGTCGACCATGAAGCATTCGCGTAGCACGCCCGCGAACAACGCCCGCGACGTCCATACCTTGACACCGAACCCTTTGCCGCCGCCGCTGGCCGCGTACACGGCCACGTTCGGATTCGGTAGCTGCGGTCGGCGAAACGGCGTCCAGGCGATGCGACGGTTGCCGTACAGCGTGCGGCCCCACGGCACGGCTCCCTGCAAGCCAAGCTCGCTGGCCGACCACGGGTAGGCGCGACTCAAGCTCGAGGTATCCAATCGGTGCGACCGCTTGAGCAGTTGGCCCCCAAGTGTCGCTGAGCACGCCAGCACGCCTTCGGTGTGCTCCCACCGCAGCGGGCCCGCCTGACCGCCGAACTCGCCGACGATCTGCTCCACTCGGCGTCGACGCATCGTGAGCTGGGGCCGAGTGCTCGCACGTACGAGGTAAAGCATCTCCACCTCGAACACACGCTCCTCATTCCGCTCGAGTGAGTTGAGCGTGTCGTCCAGTTGTTCAATAGCAACCTTGCGCTGGCGCGTCTCGGACGTCGTCGTGAGCCGTTGTAAGCGCATCTCAAGATCGCGGCGCACCTTCAGCATGTCTAGGGGCTTGATGATCTGAACCACGTCGACCGGTTGCGAACCGTCGTACAGCGAGGACATGAAGTCGGTGGTGACCGACGACGGCCAGCGCTGGTGAGCGATCGTGCTCATCCATTCGCCGTCTGCATGCAGACCGTCCGATTCGACTCTGATGGTGCTAGGACCGATACGCTTACCCCGTCGCGGCTTCGACGTCCAGCCAGAATGAATCGTGTCGGCCAGGTCGTCATCCTCGAGCCTGCGGCCAGGCAGGCTCGCGCGAGCCAACGCGCCGTCGATATCTTCGGCGTAGCGCGTGAGTTGGTCGTCATCGTCAGCGCTGATGCTGAGCAGTCGGCGTCGTTCGACTTCACCACCTGCCGCCGTACTGGCCCGAAGGTAGCCGGCAACGATTGACCCATTTCGGTTGGGATGCTCGCTCATCGCTTTCAGCGTCGCGTTCAAGTCGACAGGCACGGCGCGTATCGTGGTCTGGATCGGACAGGGCAGGCCGTCGAGAAACGCCGCCCAGCGGGCGCGCTCAACGGATCGCGCTGCGTCAGATGCCATCCGCATACTTACGCTGGGCATCTCCCAGATAGCAATGCTCTTACCGTGTGCGCGCGCGATGTTGCGCTCCACAGTCGGATGCCCAAGCAGCTCATCTATTTCCTTCGGCCCGAGCAACCGTGACGACGCACGATACTTCGCCCAGGAGATCAGGCCGTGCTCCACGGGCGGCGACAGTGGCAATGCCATAATCGCAGCGCCCACAACCGGCGCAGCCCAGGCAACGGCAGTGCTGAGCGGTAGAAACGCGGGGTCAATTGCGCTCCCGAGCGCCGGTCCTACCGCAGGCACTAGCATCCCAGCCGCGGGACCGATGAACACCCCGCTTGAGAAGAGCAGCGTCCACTGCCGAATCGTCCACGCGCCCAAGCCGTCGGCGGTGTCCAGGTGCGTCGGGACAGGGTGGCGGTCAACCATCTAGCCGCCCGTCGCACCGCCAAGCGCAAAGATTTTCTGGGCGCCAGACACGATCACCTTGGCACCGCCAGAGAGCAAGAAGCCCCAGAAGATCGTCGTGAACCAGCCGCGGACGTGCTGCTGGACACCACGCCCGCCAATGTTCGTGAGAATGATGAGCCCGGCGATCACCGTTATTAGCAGTGCTACTCCGAATACCGCACCAGCAAGATCGTTTGCCAGTGTGAGCGCCGCCGCTCCGATTGGTGCTCCAATACCCATAACCCTGATCCTCCTCCTAGACGAACCGTCCGCGCGCGACGCCGACTGTGGACTTGACGACTCCCATCAATCCGCCGCCCTTGATATCGGCCAGCCACGTAGCCATGTCGTAAGCCAGTAACAAGACACCTACGCCGAGTGCGATGCCTCCCCATGTTGAGCCGCTCGGCCCGGCTATAGCGGCCGCGAGCCGCAAGCAGATCACCACGAGCACCTGGCCGACCAGAAGCCCGATAAAAGTTGTCGTCCACCTCCGTGCATACGGCTGGCCGCCAGGCAACACCCAGCACATCATCGCTAGCGGGCCGAGAATCAAGAGCACGTCCAGATACACAAGCCGATAGGCCATCCTCCAGAGAAGCCTGAAGCCGAGCACGATCCACACGATGAGCAGGACCAGGCGCGTGATCGGGTCCATGTCACCGCCAGGTACGCTCGGTAGTGGCGCGCCGATTATCGCCCCGTCAATTGTGTTGATTAGGTCGATCGAAAAGATGTAAACGCGCGGGATGCTGAGCACCAGCAGAACCCCGAGAAACATGCGGGCGGCGTACTCGCCAGGTGCCCACGACCAGCCAAAGTATTCACGTCCGAGCGCGGCCAATCCCGCCAGCACACAACTGAGCGTGATGACACCAAACACCGCCGGCTCCCAAGATTTGTACAGGTCGGCTACGGCGCCCAGGTTGTAGGTCATCTCAGGCGGGGTACGAGTGATGAACTGGATCGGCGACGAGTTGGTGGTCGAGGCAATCGACTCCCATACGGCGTTGCTGCGGCCGGTCAGGAGCTCAGCCAGCCCGTTGAGCACGGCCGTAACAATGGGTACGACACTATCGAGCAGCCACCGCGTGAGCGCACTCGTGTCAGTGAGCATCAGCTTGGCGTTCCTGGCTTGGGTGCTGATGGCGGGGACGTGTCGGCAAAGATGGCCGCTCGCACGTTTCCACGGCTGATAGCCATGCCGTTTATCTGTCCCGCGGTCATCCAGTCGGAGCCGCCGCGGAGGTCTGTGCCGCTGGTGCCGACGCGGTACACGGGGATGCCGTTCACGTTGGTTCTCACCCCATCCACGAAGTAGTAATGGCCGGGTGTGTCGAGGATGACCGGCCGACCCGCCGCGGCCTCAGCCGTGACATTGGCCCAGTTGATCGGCTCGAGTCGGCTAGGTAGATTGAGTCTGGCGAGCAACTGCTGCTCGGCGGCTACGCCGTACATGCCCGAGTTGGCGTCCCACAGTCCGCGAGTCGCTACGCTCATGACCTGGCCGATGGACAGATCCACTCCCCACCAGCGGCCAAAAGCAATGGCGGCAGCCGGGCCGCACGCGGCATAGGCGTCAATTGGGTTGAGCCCAAGTGCGAACTGCGACGGTCGGCCACCACCAAGAGATAAGCCCGGTGCAGCCGGGATGGTGGCGACAGGGCCGATGAATGCAGAGCCACCGTCAAGTACCTGGGGCGACGCCGCAGGCGCAATGATGAGCAGCGGCAAGAGGATAGGCAGAATCGTCATGCCGGCACTGACGGCAACGACGATCACCACCATGACGATCACGATGCCGACAATTACCATCAGGCGGTAGCCCCGGTCGGCTGCAAGCGGCTCGGTTCAACCGAACGAATATCGAGCATGCCGTCAGGCAATGGCGGCCCAGGCGTGGCAGGCTTCGGCGGCTTCAGAGGAACGACAGGCGCAGGCTCGGCAACAGCGACCGGCATAGCCGTCGGTGTTCGAGTCGGCATGATGGTTGGTCGCACCGTTGGCGTCGAAGTTGGCCGTACGGTCGGTGTGTTTGTCGGAGATGCTGTAGCGGTCACCGTGGGGGTAGGAAATGGCGTTGCCGTGTTGGTCGGCGCCGCGGTGGGAGCACTGGTCGGCAATTCGGGAGCAGGCATATAGATGATCTGCGGCGGCGGCGCGGGCGCCTGCTGAATGACCGTGATAATCACGGGCGTCTGAGTAGGCGCCAGAGTAGGAATCTGGGTAGGCTCAGGTGTCGGCGTCTCGGTCGGCTGCTCAATTGGACACGGCACGGGTGCGCCGTTCTCATCGAACACGATCCCGTTCTCATCGGTGAACCAGCACGGCTCGGGGATCGAGGTCGCTAGGGGGGTAGCAGCCGGTACCTCTGGAGCAGCTGTGGGGGTAACCGTCGGCGTCGGCGAGGGCGTCCATGTCGGCGTCAGCGTTGATGTCAGCGTTGGTGTCTCGGTTGGACACTCGGGCCGTCGCTGCGCCCGGCAATTCGCTAACTCGTCGAGCGCATGCTGTGTCGCCGTCGCCGAAGCGCCTGCGGACTCGGCGCGCGCCGTACCTGGCAGGCTCAGCAGCAGTACGGCTGCACCCACCAGGAGCCGCACGTCAGAACAGCGCCTCCTGTCCCACGGCTACTTTCCGCAGCTTGCGGCTAGGCTTCGGCGGCAGGTTGGCGCCAATGATCGACGATGCGATGCGCCGCCGCAGTTCACCACGTTGACGCGCGGCCTCTTCTTGCTTGAGACGGACGACCCCTGGCGCTTCCTTGACGCGACTCGTTCTCATGCTGGTTACACTAAACTTACACCGTGGTTATAATCAACCGCAAGGGTGACTATCAACACACCTTGGCGTAAACTGCGTTACATCTTGGTGCGCCTTACTCGTCTCAAGCGGCGACGTCTTGAGAAGGGCTGGACGCTCCGCGACTTGCGAGATGCGACCGGGTTCAGCGTCAGGACGTTGAGCCTGCTCGAGCGCGGCGAGACGGAACCTCGGCCGGCGACGATCAGCCGCCTCGCTACTGTGCTCGAGTGCCGCCCCGTCGACTTGATGGAGCCCGAGTCGCCGTCGCACTTTAGCGACTAAAGAACCGAAGCCCCTCGATTCTCGCCAATCGAAGGGCTCCGGTTTGGGGGAGGACTGCCGGGCGCACCAGGGGAGGAGGTGTGCGTCCGGCAGATCAGGCGATTACTGCGGCGGCGGCTGAGGTGTTGACACGGACGGAACCGAGCTGCCGACCGACAGGGGTTGATTCGTCTTGAGCACGCGCAGAGCCGCGTTCACGATTGCCAGCGCGGCCGTAGCCCACACACCAACCTGAACAGGCAGGCCGAGCTGTAGCCAACTGTCTGCAATGGTGCCGAGAATAATCGCCACGATCGAGCCGATGTTCAGCCACATCGTGAACGAGGTGTACCAGGGCTTCGCCGGGCTCATTCAAATTCCTCTCGGATCAGTTTATCCCGTTGCCGTCGATAAAACACGAGATGGTCGACCAGCACCTGATCCGTCATCACGGCGTTGTGGGCGGCGCACGTCTCTGTTCGGTTGCCGCCCTCGCCGTAGACGCAAGTGCAGTGGCGCTCGAGCGCTGCTTGCAGCTCACGGCCCTCCTCGCCGCTTCCATTCCACATGACCGGCACGACAACGCACTAGCGAATCGGTCCGAACGCGAACGGGATGTTGAGTAGCAGTGCGATGAGCAGGATAAGCGCGATGACAATGCAGATCCAGCCGACGATAGACATGATCGTCTGAAGCGGCGGTGGCATGCCCAGGCGGGGCGAGTAGTACGCCAGAATAAGAAGGATCACGCCAACTATCAAGAATCCGATCATCTGAGTCTCCTTTCAGGAGTGTGCGATTCCGTGCTGGTCCGCGACCGTACGGATACCGTTGACGAGGTTTCTGACTGCCGACGATGAAGCCTTCTGTTTTGCTACCGGCTTGAGCAAGTCGCCGCCGATGAAGCCGATGGCGCTGACCAACCCGTCCCGATCGGACGCGATCGCAGCGCATGGATCCGGTGTGGTCGGTGGATCTGACGGCTGGCCGAGCTCAGCGGCTTCGCCGTCTGAGAGCACGTTCAGATCAAGCCCACCAACCCCCCCGACAGACGTAGTGCCTCGAAACTGCTTGATTCGAGCGTCCCGCCAGCCTCCGTACGGGACAAATCCTACCGCCGCGTCGGCCACCTGATCGTAGTTGGCATCCCAAAGCTCGCGGTCGGCGAAGGCGTTACTGTTGCCCATGTAGCGACGGTCAGCCCAGAACCAGCGGCCCGAGTAGATACCCGTCTTCTCGCCGCTGGTGGTGACGAACGCATCGCACTCAACGAGCGCCGCGGTCACCTTCGCCTCACACGTCGCCTGGTCGTATTTGACTGCTGCCGTGTCCTCGACATCGAGCCAGAGCTGCCGAATGGTCAGGCCAGACAGCAGGCCTAGCTTCCGTTGAGTGTCGGTGACGTCAAGGTCGAACCAGAGCCACACGTACGCGTCGACCGTCAGGCCGCCGTCCAGACACGCCTGAATTTGATTGCGCGTCACGCCCGCCGGAAATCCCGGCGGCGGGTCGACAGCCTGGACAATGACGACCTCGACGCCCGCGGCCTTGAGTGCCTGTACTGCGTCTGGTGTGAGCGGGTCGGTAAAGTTCGAGCAGTCTACGGCAAGCGTCACGGGTCTACCTTTCCTTTTCGTTCCAACTCGTCGAGTCGCCTATCAGTCTCGCCGCTATGCTCCGCGACCGCCGTGTCCGTCTTCGTGACCGCGAACTCGATGTTCACGACACGAGGCTGTACGTCTCCGAGCTGGACAGAGATAGAGTCCAGATGCGCCTCGTTCGACTTCTGATCGACGGCACGCTGAGCTTCGTCACGGGTGACAGTGTCGCGGTCGACGACAACGTACGTCAGACTACGTAGCCACATATGCCGAGTATGAACGTAGTCGACGACGGTCTTGTACCCCCAGATGACGACGCCGCCGATGAGCCCCCACGTCACAACCGTGCCGTACAGCGTGGTCGGCGGCGGGACTACCGGCGGTGGGATGAGCAGTCCAACGATACCAATCGCCAGGAAGACGAACCAGCCTAAAACGAGGAGCCCCTGGTCTGTTCGCCAATGCTTCGCATCGTGGAGGACTTCCGCCGGCTCGTTCCGTAGCTGAACAGTGCGGAGCGACAGGCTAGCGAAGCGGAATGACAGGCACGAGGTGATGAACCCGCTATTGCAAAACACCAACCAGACCACGATCTCAGCAGTGAAGGTCACGCGGCGGGCTCCTTGCCTGGCGGAAGTCTACCGCCAGAACGCGCCCGTAGTCGCGCCTCAGCCACCGATACGTCGGCGTTCAACAGGTCAATATCCCTCTGGAGCTGGTCGACCTTAACGTGCGCCGAGTGCAGATCAAGCGAGTGAGTTACCGGAACTGGCGCCGCGGTGCGAGGTGTCGTGTTCATCAGGTGGTCGATAAAATCGAGCACGCTCATACGGGATAGTCCTTGGCGTTGTCAGTCACAACCCGAGCCGCCCTGGTTGTGACTTGCTTGCCCAATTGAGCAACCAGCAACGCTCGCTCTCCCACGCTTCGCCACCCATCACGATCAGCGGCCATAGCGTTCAGGTTCTCTCTCAGCGCGTCTCTCTCCGCACGCGTAGTCGTGTATAGATGCCACTCGATAACGTGGACCACTATCGCGCCGGCCATAACTACGAACACGAGGCTGATGGCAATTAACCATCCAAGTACACCCGTGTCCATCAGGCCGTGGTATCTGGCGGGACTTCACCCCGAGCCTCCATGAGCTCCTGCTCGAGTCGCTTGATGGTCGCCTTGGCTTGTTCCAGATTTCCGTTGACGAGCCCGTGAATCAGACTCAACGCCTTGGCTGTACGTTCGTTGTTGACGTCGAGATTCTTGGCGACTTCTTTTGTCTGTTCAGCGGCGGCGGTAGCGGCGTCTGCTGCCTTCTTGGCGTTGCGGTCAGCTCGCCAGCCGTTGTACACACTCGGAGCAATGGCCGCGATCAGGGTGACAAAGAGCCCAATGACGGGCACCCATCCCTGGATTGCGACGGTCGGGTCCTGCATTGTCCGCTAGGGCGCCAGAACCACAATCGGCTCAGACCAGTAGGGGCTGGACTTGTGGCGCGCGGTCGCCTCGCCTTCGAGAATCCAGTAGCCCGGCGGAAGGTCCGTAGGGAGGATCGACAAACGCGACTGCACAACCGTGTGACCTGGATCGACGCCGAGCGTGATTGAAGGCAGGACGAGTACTTGCTTAGGCTGAATCTCGTTCCCGTTCTCGTCGCTACGCACAAGTTGGCGGCTGACCTCAGCCGGGACAGGCGACGAGCCCGTGATGTTCCACGCCGAGCGTCCTACCCGTAACGTAACCGTGTCGCCAGGATGGATCGGCCCCGAGATGACACGGAGCGGGTTGTCGTAGGTAACCGCTGGCGGGGCCAGCGCATCGAAAATGAGCGGTGCGTTTAGCATGATGCCGATTGCGAGCAGGACGATGCCGAGTACGACGCCTATCTGCTGCCTGGTCATCGCCTGCCTCCGGTGCTGACTTCATGGTAACCGACCATCACCCGATCACCTGAGCGAACGAGCGGCCGCCACTGCGCCCTGTAGAGAATCCGACTCCGGTTCCGGTCCCGGTCCCGGTGCCAGTACTTACTGATGCCGCCGTTCCAGCCCAGAACGAACTAATCTGGTATTCTCCGATCCACTTCACATTTGTAAGACCGTTCAAAGAGGCGGGCGCAGGAATTTGTGTATCGCGTGCGCCGTTTCCGAACACATAGTATTCTCCAATTACATCAGCTTGACTTCCGCCCACTCCACCACCACTCGTATACACTTTGCCGTCACCGCAAAGTACTTGCAACGAGTAGCTAAAGTGCCTGGGAATCTGAACTATAGAAAGCGGTAACGGATAGCCAGGATTCTTCCAGCGCGCCGGCGTATTGACGTGCCCAAAAAATTGTGAACCCTGAGTAAAACCGTTCCCTAATTGTCCAAGATCATTCAGGCCCATCCCCCATATGTCGCCGTTGCTATCAAGCGCGATCGTATTCATGTAACCCGCGCCTGCGTCAACTACATTCTGATAGGGAAGCGTGAACCATCCTATGCGCGGGGGGACGGTTGGGATGCCGAGCTGACCACCCAGGCCATCCGTGGCACCGGATACGGCTCCGTTACCCATCATCGTTCCATCAGTCATCACGGCAAGCAAACAACCCCAGCCCAAAATCACCTTGCGCGCCGTGCCCGGAGGAGTGTAGTCGTTCCACCACGAGGTCGGGAACACCGGACCAAAAAAGCCTGCTGTTTGCACCGTTCCATTTGTGTACAAGACAATCAGGTACGAACCGTCTGAATCGTAATCCGCAACTCCGGTTGCGACAATCATCGGTGAGAGTACAAACAACTGTGTTAGTGGACTAAATCCAAATGCCGCAAGCTGGTTGCTTCCCCACCCGTAGAGTGTTCCGTCTGAAGAAAGAGCAAAGCACGAAGCACCGGCAGTAGCGCGAACAATATTGCTCAATCCCGGTACTGGTGTTGGGGTATAGACGTAGGACCACGAACGCGTACCATCGCCAGCTTGGCCGTCAGCGGTTGTTCCTGTCATATAGACCCTGCCATCGAGGCCAACAAACATAGCTGAAACGCCGCCAGTCGCATCGGTGCAACTAGCGGAAGTCAGGGGTACAGATGTACCAAGAACGAGCCCAGGTACTTCAGGCAGGGGTGTGGGACGGGGAATAGCGAACCCCGGAAGTTTTCCTATTCCGCTCGTGCCGTAATTGACCCCCCAGTAGTAGGTCGATGTGACAGGCGCAAGCCAGTACGAAAGGTATGTACCACTGCCGGCAAGATAGGCACCCCCCGAAGCAACAAGTACGGTCGGGTTACTCTGGCCTACAGGTAGGCTTTCACCTGTAGACGTCCACGCGTCTGAGGACGGGGTGTACCGATAAATCAGATTTGAAGTGCTAACGATTGCGCCGGTTGACGATGCATACGGTGAGCCGAAAGCATAAAGATTGCCACCTACGAAGGCGAGCGGCCCAGAAGCATAGAACGGAGCTGGCGCGAGCACGGTCCATTTGTCTGTCCGCCAGTTATACCGCTGTGTTGTGGCATATGGATTGGTGGAGAAGGGACCAGCCGGCGCGACCTCATAAATCGAGTTGTCGCCGTCAAGTGCTGTCTGCGGACCAACGAGGCCGCTGGTGATCGCTCGAATATACCCGTCGGCAAGCTTCGTCCATGTGCCTGTGCCAGTGTCATAGCGCCAGGAACCTATTTGAGTGCCGCCGTCCGGGTCAATGTCGAGCAGGTACATTCGCCCGTAGCTGTCGACCAGTGGGCGATACAGAGCCTCCAGCGTGCGAAGGATTGGCGCAGCCGAGCTCGAGGCACCGGCTCGACCCGGACTGCCCGAGGCAGGTATGGCCGATATGGCACTGGTGTACCACCCGCCCCCCGAGAACAGAACGCCATCTGAGAAGTCCCATGCAGTCGCGCCGCCAGGGAACGCGTCCTGGCCTATCAGGATGTCCTGCCCGCCTGCGGCAGTTGTTCCGCCGATGACCCACATCCGATTCAGCTCGTCGCCGTAGTACCAGAAGTTGCTGCGCCCGCCGTACAGGCTCGGGCCGGCTCCCCACAGCGGCATTGCGGCGAGTGCAGACCACGCATTCGTGGACGAGTTGTAGTAGGCAGCGCGCGAGGTCTGCGCAAAGGTGCCGCCGGCATCCGGATACGCCGTTCCGCCGATATAGATGATGCCGCCTGACCCGTCGATGTGCAGCGCAGAGCCCTCTTGGTACTGGGGCGCGTTCGCTAGCGTTGTCCACGTCTGCGTGGCCGGGTCGTAACGTTCTGGTTGACGGTTAGCCACATCTGGGCTCGATGTGGTGCCCGTTCCGCCGAATATGGTGAGGCGCTTCGCTGAGTCGAGCCCCATCAAAAACGGCCCGCGATCACGCCTGTACGTGAACGAGGGGAGGACCGTTATCGACACGCTACTCTCAGCAGAGTTCCAGCCTGACCGTTGTGCCAGCCGCGAAGTTCCCTGACGACGGCGTCAGAAGGATTGAGGTGATCGGCGCCGTGTTGCGCCACCAGCCGTTGAATTGATCGCCCGCTACTTGAGTCGTTGCCGTGCCGGTTCTGTAGTGTGAATTTGAGAGAGTAGTCTTTTGGAACACCGTGCTGGTGTAATTAGCTATAACGACTTCGGCCTGACCGGCGGCATTAGTTGGTGCCGTGCCGCCGCACATATTAGCTATCTGAATGGACGTTGCATTCACGGCACCCTGAGCCGAGCTCGCTCCGTTCGCCAACCATTCAATCGAGTTGTAGTCGTAGTTCGTACCCGTGTCGCCGTTGAATTGACAATTGACCACCGCGAACAGAGCGGCCGCGTCACTTCGCCACTGAGCTATCAGCCGGATGTTGTGATAGGTGTAAGACAGCGGCAAGTTCGTGAACTGGATACTCGCTCTTGGAAAGAGGAGCTCCACACGACTCGCCGCGAACACGTCCGGAACGACTGCCGAAGGCCAACCGACGAAGCCCTGATTCACGGCCTAGAAATCCCCGCCGTGTGCGATGACGTCGAACGACTCTGCATTCTGAGTTGAGGCTCTGAGCACGTACGCATTCGGGAGTACCAGCAAAGGGTTCGCGTCTGAGCTGATGATCGTCACCGTATATGCCAGCACCGTGCCGCTCGGCGTAATGGCCGGGATAGACAGCTCACGCCAGAGTCGCGTTGCCGACACGCCATCCCAGATGTACAAGCGAACCATGCCCGCTGTAGTCGTACTGGTGGCGGTCACGATGATTCGGTCTACTCGTGTACCGTTGATCGCAGCAGTCACGACGTCGCCGAGCGTGCCCGTGCCGTCGCGATTCGTATTCGAGGTCGAGATGCGGACCATTCCGAGATGCGGAACGATGGTAAAGATTGGCGTCGTGTTTGCTGCCATGATCCACTCCTAGATGTAGTTCTGAATCAGGTAAAGCGAGCTCGCGGTGTTGTTCGTCGTACCGCCACCGCCGCCGCCAGTTGGATTTGCCCAGCCGGGCTGGCCGCCGATCACCGTAAGAACCTGACCGCCGCCGCCGATAGGCACCCGAATGGCCGCCCCCGCCGTACCGCCCGAGATCATGTCACCGATGGCAATCATCGGATTGGCAAAACCGGCTGCACTCGCCGCCCAGCCAACGACGCCCGAAACTATCGAAAGCACCTGATTGTTGGCGCCGATGCCAAGACGACCAGGCAAACCCGATCCGCCGCCGACGATCAGATCCTGATTCGTCGTCATCGGGTTAGCCATACCGCCGCCCGCTTGCGTCCACGTACCCGGCGAGCCCGCGCCTGTACAGATCCAGACTTTACCCGTCAGGTCGATTACGTACTCGCCTACCGCGTGTGTGCCCGAGGCCGGCGGGCCACTGGGAGTTCCGCCAGCAAAGGTTGCCGGCGAGGTCGCGCCAGTAAGTCCGGTCGTGGTGTACGACGTGGCGCTGTTGCCCCACGCCGGATCAGTGCCGTTCGAGCCCAGGAATTGCCCGGCAGTACCGATCACGAGCCGCACCAGCGCACTCGCGCTGCGGGTAATCAAGTCCCCGCGCGAGGTGGTTGGATCAGACAGCGCAGCCCCAACGAACAACTTGGAGAAGGTGATTGCAGTCGTGCCGACAGTCACGGCGGCGGACTGCGTATACACCCACATCGACGTGCCGTTGATCGAGCCTTCTCGAACATACGCGAGAAAGCCGAACACGAAATCAGTCGCCAGCGCGTTGTCTACCGCGCGCGTGGCTGTCGTCACGGCGCCATTCCAGACGTAGATGCCGTTCTGGGACGGAGTCGTTTGGTCCTTGAGCAGGATCCGGTCGCCGCTGGCGAGCGTGACGCCGTCCATACTCGCGCCAGGAGCGGTCAGCGTGATGTTCACCGTCGAAGCCGCGCGTACAGGCGTCTTCGTGCGCTTCGCTTCGTGAAGATCCAGGCCGCCGAGATTCGCGTGTGTGGTTGGCATCCTACGACCTCAATACAACGGGGTTACCATTTGCGTCGACTACGGGCGTGCCGGTGGTGTCCTGAACACCCGTGATACCAACAGTGACGTCCGTTGCCCGTAGCAACAGGCTGCAAGTAAGCCACGTCGCCAACCCCGTAAACGACGTGAGGCGAGCAATCAGGATATCGCCCGTGGTGAAATTCGTCACCCATCCTAGAAGGGGAATAGTTGAAACGGACGCCGCCGCAAGAATCGCAGAGACACCAGTGCCAACGATTGACGCGGCTGTCCCGAAGGTGGTGATCTGCGTCAGCGCGATATCAACCGTAGCGGTGACTACTGTCGGTCTGCCGGTTGCATCACCGGCGTACAAATGTACCCACTGAAGGCTGCACGAGAACGGAACCTCTACGAGTATCGGGTCAACAGTTGCCTGCGTTCCTGTGAGTACCAACGGTGGCGATGTGCCCCCACCTGGCGGTGGGGTCAGCACGAATGACGGCACGACGATCGGAGTGCCCCCGCCAGTCCATTCGAAATTGACCGTGGCCGTACGAGGAGGAGGAGTCGGCGTGTCGGGCAGTCTTCGCTGCGCCTTGGTGAGCAGTGTCGTAAACGCTTGATCGAGAACGCTGTCAACGCTCACCCGACGTACTCCAGCGTTTGACGAAACCACTTGTCATCGGTTTCAGCCGTCACGGCGAGTACCCACAGCTTCACGCCGCTCAGCCCCAGCAGCGCCGAGTTGATCTGGTGAATCTGGCCGGGCCCGAACAGGTCATCCCGCGGCGTCTGTAGCCCGGTAACTTTTGTGATCGGTCGATTCGATTCACCCTGGACGTACGCACACACCGTCTGCGCGCTGATGCCGCCACGAAGATCTGCGTCTGTAGCCGACTCGATCATCTCGCTCGAGAAGGCGTACGGGACTACTCCCGCTGGTAGTACGCCTGGATTCGAGTACGACACCGCGCCCAGCCCATCTCCGTAGTCGAAGCCGGTTACCGACCAGGCTGAGTACGTGTCGAACGTTTCAATCTGTGTGTGCGCACCCTCGAAGATGTCCACGCCTTCGGTCAGCGTGAAGTCTGGACTTCCGCTCGGCGTTCCAAGAACCTGCGTTCTGAAGACAGCGCCGTTGGTCGTCTCGATCATCTTGTAGCCAAGGCTGGCTTTGGATAACCGGTTCAGATATTCGAGCGCACTTTCCCCCTTGCGCCACGTATAGGCGATTGCAGCCGATGTGCCTCGTACGATGCCCGTCCCGCCGATATTGCTCGAGGAAAACGGCACGCCGGCAATCGTCAGAACCGCTTGCGCGATAGCCTGGTCAGTGGCCGGCCCGCTGGTCAGGTCGGTGAGTGTCAGCCCGAGCGGGTAATTGTTGCGGTACTTCTGAGCTGCAAACAACGGTCCGCGGCAGATGAGCTCGAACGTCGGCCCGCTGTTCAGCCAATCTCCCTGGAGGATGGTCCCGGACGGCATACGCGTGATGTTGTTGTTCCCGCCGCCGAGCGTGATGGACACTCCGTCGCCCTGGCTGAATGACGGTGCCGAGATGCACTTCACATAGCCTTTGGACACCGGGTCGTGCAGGGACGTCTCTACTCTGCCGCCGAGAAGGATCTGTGTGTCGATCGCCGTACCGTTGATCGTGGCCGTGCAGTACGGACGCCAGACTGACGATGAGAATGTCATGTCAGAACGAACTGAGCTCGCGCGTGAACTTCGCCGTTCGCCAGCGGCGCGTCAGGATTCGCTTCCTTGAGGATCGCGCCGACGCTACCCGTGTCCCACCCGTCGATGTAGAGCGAGCCCACGCGACCTCGCTGCACGATGAAATTGATCCAATCACCGCGTGTTGGAAAGACGCACGTAACCGTCCGCAAGACTTCCCGCTGCCCGCCCAGGCTGATAGCTACCTTGTCTCCTCCTGGGAAGCCTCTGACGGTGACGGATGACGTTGCCGCCTCTGACCAGCTCGCCGTGTCAGTCGTGAAGTTTACGGTTGTCCCGCCAGCGCTGAAGGAAGCCATGCTAGATAGAGCTGATGGCCAACTGCGGGAAGCCGCTGTTATCGGCAGGCTGGTTCACACGCCGCGCTGAGCGATCTACAGCCGCCGCCATCTCGGCAAGGAAGGCCGCGCGTTCAGCCTCATTGCTCACGATGAGCGTACCGATCGTGATAAGCGAAGCGGTGCCGCCACCGAAGCCGCTGCCGCCGGACCCGCCACCCTGATTCGGGCTGAACGCGGTCGGCGTGAACTGCGGCCCACCGGCAGGTTGGTTGCCGCTGAACGGGTTAGCGCCACTGCCAGGCGTGAGCCAGGGCGGGAGCTGCAAGTCGCGGATCGCCTTGGCAAACCCGTTGAGAGCATCCGTGGCGTTCAAGAAGAAGCCGGTAATGGGCTGTACCCGGTCGCCAATCAGGCTCATACTCGTCGCCAGTGCTCCGAACGTCCCGCTCACGGCTTGAAGCGCTGGTTGAGTAGGCTCGATGACCAGGCCCAGGCGTTGAAAGCCTGGGATGAGCACGTTTTCGAAGAGCCCCTGGAGAGCAGTCGATTTGAGGTCGCCGAGCGCATTCATGACGTTGATGATCGCGCCGAAGAAGCCGCCGATTGACCCGAACAGTGGCCCAAGCGAAGCTACCTGTGTGCCGAAGTCGACCAGTGATTTCGGCAGGTGTTCCCGGAAGTAGGTGAGGACGACTTGGCCGTTGCCGGTTACCAGCGCGTCCATGAGCTTGCCGAGGGTGCTGAATGCGCTCCCGACATTCGGCCCGATCGCGTCAATTACCTTCTGAAACGCGGGCTGCAATTCACTTGTCCAGATACGGGCTACCTCAGCCGACGCGGACTGGAGTAATGGCATTGCACGGCCGGCCAGGTCTTGCAGCCACGGTCCGACTGTTCCAGAGACAAATCCACCAACCCGCTCAAATGCAGGCGCGAGTTGTGTAGTCCACAATCCGCTGAGCGTGCCCGCCGCCGACTCCAGCGCTGGTAGCGCGTTAGCGGCGAGCGATTGCATGGCCGGCATCACATCCGATGTGATGATTGCGCCGACTTCTCGAAAGGCGGGGCCGAGCTGCGTATCCCAGAACGCCTTCAATTTTGCCGCCGCCTCGATGACGGTCGGGATGGCCGTCGAGGCGAACATCTGGAATCGTGGCACCACCTCGCCGAGCAGGAACCCGCCAATTGTTCCGAGCGCTGGCACCAGTTCGCTGCTCACGAACGCGCTGAGCCTGCTGAACGCCGGCATCACTTCCGACACCACGAAGTCGGCCACGACGCTCAGCGCCGGCCCGAGCATTTCACCCAACGACGAACCGAGACGGCTGACAGTCGGCACAATAGTCGATTCCCAGAAGTCGGCCGCAGCTTGGAATCTCGAGCCGACCTCGTCGAGCACACCTGGCAACGCCTCGAACGCCGACCCGACGATATCCTGAATCCCGCCCAGGTTCGATTGCCACGCCGCGGCGAAGACGGCCACTGCTGCGCCCACCACGAGCAGAACCGGCGCCAATGCCGCCACGACGCCTGCTAAGGCGGCAAACGCCGGCCCCACGGCTACGATGAACGGCGCAATCAGCACAAAGCCGCCGACCATAACCCCCAGGGCACTGCCGACTGCCGACAGGCCGACAAGCGCTCTAAGCACTGGCTCAGGCAATCCGCGGATCGAGTCGACGAAGCCAGAGACAACCCCGAGCGCACTCGACAACGGAGGAAGCAGGACGTTGCCGACTGCAATGCCGAGCTCCTTGATCTGATTCCCGAGCACGCCCCACTGGAAGCCCACAGTAGCCTGGATACGCGCGAAGGCGTCATCGGTAACCCCGAGCGAGTTCTGCATATCACCCAGGATCGAACGGAAGTCTTCGGCTCCACGGCCGGCCAGAATGAAGCTCGCTGCGCCACCCCGGATGTTCGGAACCAGCCTTAGCCACGTCGACGTCTGCTGATCGGCGGTCAGCCCGACACGATCCATCGCGTTCCGGGTCATGTCAAGCACGCCGGTTAGCCCGAGCGTATGCACACCTGTTGCGGTAAAGGCGTTGACCAGATCGACGCCGCTCCGCGCGCTCAGGTCGGCAATGACTTTCTCTGCGGCCTTGCTTGGGTTGATGAGGTGCTGAATTTCGTCCTTGACCTGAACAGCAGCCGTGGCCGCGTCAAAGCCGTGGCGAGTCATAGCCGACATCGCAGCGGCGGCTTGGTCGAGCGGAATGCCAACCGCGGCGGCGAATGCGGCGACTTGACCGAAGCTCGAACTGAATTGCTCGAGCGTCATGTTGCCTTCGGCCGAGGCGATGTGCAACTGATCCATCGTGCTCGCCGCTTCGCTGCCAGCGATGCCGAACTCGTGCATCACCGCTGCCAACACTTCTGCCGTCGCCGAAGTGTTGCCGCCAGTCGACGTGGCCGACCGCATAGCGGCTTCGAGAATCATCGTCGCATCGGCAGCACCGAAGCCGAAGTTGCTGACGTGCATAAAGCCAGTGGCGAGGTTGTCAAGGGACACAGGCGCTTCTGCACCGAGCCGGAGCACGGTAGCTTGCATCGCCTGCATGCCTTCATCGGTCATCGTCGTGTTATTGCGGACCTCAGTCAGCCGTGTCTGAAAGTCAGCCGCATCCGATGCAGCCGCGCCTAACGCCAGTCCCAGGCCCGCCCCGGCCGCTACTAGCAACTCGGCAGCAGGCGCAGCAGCACGAAACCCTGCCTCAGCAGCGGTCAGTGACACGCCGAGCGTCGACAGCCCGGCAATGGCAGCAGACACGTCGGCGCTCACCGACACGAACAACTCTGCAATCGGGACCGGAATTAGAGTGCCCTTCCGCCCCTACGTGTCATGCAACACTCATTCACCCGCGCCTCAACCTGCCCTCAACATGGACGCGGAATGTTGGTCGCTATGCACTTGCTGGTGGCCTTCACAGTCGCGGCCGTATGGCTCATGGCCCAACCGTCCACGCCGGAGTACAAACTGGCTGCCATTCAGGCAGGTAGCCCCGACGACGCTCTGGTCAGCCAGATGTCCGATGCGCTCGATTCGCTCGGCTCGAAATGCACCGAATCGCGGCCCGTCCTTGCCGACTACACGACCACTATTCGCAACCACATGGCTCTGCGAGGTGTAGACGAAACTCCCCTTTCGATCTTGCAACATGTGAGCGCCGCTATCCCTGACGACCTCATCGCCATCGGTCCCATCGCTTGCGATGGGATATTCGCGCTCTACTACGTCGCCCGGCTCGACGGCTAGGCTAGCCACCCAATCGCACGCCTGCCATACGTTGTGCCCTGGCGTGGTCTTCGGCGCGTTCACGAGCTCGCTCATGTTCGCGTTCCTCGATGCGGTACAGCGCTGCCCAGTACGCCCGTTCACGCGCTGACATCCGCTGCTGCATCTCCGCGTGCGTCATCCCGCCGATTTCGCGCGTTAGCTGGTACTCGAATTTTAGCCAACTGTCCCGACTGAGGACTTTTGTCGGCCTCCGCTACCGCGTCCTCCGATAGACCGTTCGCCGCCAGGAGCGCTTTCATAATCGTGCTGATCGCAACCGCCGAGTGCTCTTTCCGTAGCAGTTCATAATCCTCGAGGTCGAACTTTGGATCGACTACCCCCTCGATGAACAGGCGCGCGGAGTATTCCTCTCGGTCAAGCTCGATCGGGCGGCCAAACTTGGCCGGGTTGGGCCCAGTCGACGCCTTCTGCATGGCTTCGAGCTGATCGAGCGTGAACGTACGGATGCGAACCGTGCCGCCCCACTGCGGCACGGGTACGTCCATCTCGTGAATGTCCTGAGCCGCGAGGATTGCCTCGCGGGTCAGCCTGTTCGTTGCTTCCATGAGCCCTCCTTCAGGGGTGATGGTGATTGCAGCGGGTTACGCGTCAGTAATCGCGCCGACGATTGCCAGCTCCGAGGTCCACTTGGCCGTGTCATCGCCCTGAGTCTCAACCTTGTACACAGCCACGAACGCGCTGCCGGAGATACCTCGACCCGCGGCACCGGCTGGCCGATGAGTGAACGTCACCAGCGCTGGCGTTGTTGCCAGCATCAGCGGAGCGATGATGGCGTCCAGCGCGGGGTCGTAGCCGCCGTCGAGTGCGACCGTGCCCATGTAGGGGCCGACGACCTTCGACACGGCTGAGCCGCCCATTGGCTTGACGTCCTTGATATCCCGCTTGATGTCAGTCGTGACCTTTGTCACGTAGACCGAGATATCCGTACCGTTGAGAGTGAAGGTTGCTACGTTGCCGCTATTGAATGGCATCTCACTCGACCCTTTCTGAAGAGGATCGAGCGAGCGTCCCTATAGACGGTGGCTCGTTGTTATGCGGGGCCGACTCCGGCGCGGCACCTAGTGTGCTGAGTGTATTCGACGGACTTGCGCCTAGAGTATTCATGCTAGTGCGCGGTAAGTTCCAGCGCACCTCAATCGCAGCGACCACAGTTAGCAATCCCCGCCGTACAGCTATCCACAGGTCGCGGTCACTCATTGATACGACGGCTGGAAGCGGATACGGTAAAACCCGCCCATATACACCGTCCGAATGCCGAACTGGCTGTCCATGCGCTGATGTGGCTGTTCACGGAAGCACGTCGAGATCCGTACGCCGTCCACAACCGTGCCGCCAATCGGGACGTTCATCACCGCTTCGATCCGATCGGCAAGGTTCGACACGGTTTCATACGTACCGCTCTGAGCAACAGCCCGGATCAGGTACAGCACCTGGGTCAGCCGGCCAGTCGAGGTCAGCACCTTGTCTGCCCCGCCCAGGAAGGCCGCGATAATCATGGGCGTAGCCGTACCTTCGGGCGCCTCGTCGATGAATATCCGCCCGCCCACCATGCCCACGAGTGACGCATCGCTGGTCAGCGACGTGATGAGCCACTGGTTGACCCGAGACAGCTCGGCAACAGTGCCAGGCATAGCTAGAAGTCAGCGACATTGGCAAACGACTCGGCGAAGCTCGACCGAATGATCTCGCAAGCGGGCGTCAAGAATGCCTGCGGCGCCTGGTAGCGCGTCCCGAACTCCTGAAAGATGCCATGCCCAGCCGCCACCCCCACCACGTCGACATACGAGTTCGCCATGTCCGCACTGCTAGAGAAATTGGACAGTACGAACTCGGGCATGATCTCTTCACCGATCTGCACACCCGGATTCAGCGACTGCGCGTCTCCGACACGCTGGGAGTAGTCGCTAGTCTCTCCGTTCGTGACGTAGATGCTTGCCGCCAGTGAACCCGTCGCTTTGGGCGCCAGGGAAGCCGCGAGCTCCTGCAATTGAGCCGCGGCCGCGTCGGTATCCTGCTTCGCCATTTTTGGAATGCTCAACAGCAGCGCGGCCAGGCCAGTCGTGTTCAGCCGCGTGGTAATCGTCACGACTGCCTACAGCACACCCGAGTTGCGAACTGCGAACGAATCGCCACTCGTGCCACCCGTCACGCTGATCGGGCTGGACGGCACCAGCGATGTGTACTTACGAAGGATGACCGTGCCTGCCGGCTGCGCGTTCAGCACCGGCGAGGCGTTGATAGCGGTGGTGAGCGCCGTGCCCTTGATAGGCGTTTGCACCGCCGCGGTGCCAGTCTGCACCAACGGGATCACCACGCCGTTGAGCGTGTTCGCCGGCACATTTGCTGAGTACACGACAGCGGTCGTCGCGCCCGTGGTTTGCACCGTGACGGTGATCGACGACGAGGACGCGCCGGTCGACACCCCGGTAGTGTTCACCAGCTCAAGCGAGTCCTGATAGCCGAGGACTTTCTTGAGGTCGACTACGGTCGCGGTCCCGGAGCCGGTGAACGAGATGGTAGCCAGCCGCTGCGAGTGGTCGCGTCCGTTGCGAAGGATGCGTACGAACTCAGCAAAGCCAGTCGGGAAGTCAAACGGCGTACCCGTCTGGTGAGTAGCCTTGGCCCAGGCCATAAGCGTGATACCAGCGCTGTTCGCGCCGAGTCCCTGACTCGCCGTCACTGTCTGAACGTACTTGTCCAGCGAGGTCAGCGCGAAGCCGAGCTCGCTCTTTACTGCCGACCGGCTGATGAGCTTGGTCTGACCGGCGTCGAAGTCGTTGAACATGCGCGCAGCCGGGTCTGTCGTCTGCGCGGCGTAGGCTGTCAACGTTTGACCAGCCGTGATGTTCGCGGTGGTGATGACGCTTGCGCCTGCCTGGTACACGACGCGGATCATTGCCAGGAGTACGCAGCCCTTGGGGATATTGGGCTTGATTTCAGTATCGTCGCGGTCCTCGCGCGGTCCACGGAACACGGTCAGCGCTGCAAGATGGTCAGCACACAAGGCCAGGTCATAGAACTGCCCAGGCGCCAGCGCAGACCCGTCAGTACACGTCTGTGAGAAGATCGTCGCGTTGCCGTACGTCGCGTTCGTCGCTACGGCAACCGTCTGCCCGTTGATGACGACGTTACCGCCGGTGATGTTGACGGTGTTGTTCGGCGAACCCTGCGCGGCGACGGTGAGGGCACTACCAGCGGCGATGCCAGTGGTCAGGTCATTGCCGCCGCGAACGTAGCTCTTGACGGCTTCCAGCCAGTAGAACGGGCTCTCCTGATTGGCCTCGTCTCCGACAGCCTGAATGTATGCGTTGTGGGCCCGGCCGACCCAGTTGCAAACGTTCGTGAGCAGCGTGGTGTCAATCGTGAGCGGCATCAGTCATGCTCCGAATGGAAAACCGGCTCAGGTTCGACAGGCTGAGCAATTTGCGGAGCCGCGGCTACAGACTCGTCTTCGATCGTAGCGTAAGGTTCGCCAGTCTCGGGATGCGCGGTCTTCGCCTCAGCCAGAGCCACGAGGTCGGGCATTGGATTGCGAACCACGTCGCCGGGCTCATGAGTGCCGGATGCGTCCGCGATCCTTTCTGAGCCAATCTTGATGGTCACCATAGCCTAGTAAATCTCCTGTGCGATGAGTTCCAGTAGCAGTCCGCGCGAGCCTTCGCCGTGCCCGACCACTTCAAATGTTCGACCACCTGTAACCAGTCTGTCAGTTGGCAGGACATTCGTCCCGGACGGAAAATGGAATGCCCAGTACGTCACGTCCTGAATACGGACGGTGAACTCAACCTCCCGCGGCCTGATCTGAGACTTTGCAAAGTGACACGGATAGGTGCCCGCCGACACGTACGTGTCGCGCTGCCCGCCTTGCGTATCGGCAACCGTTGTCTTCCGCATAACCGTCGCGGTGGACGTGAAGACGTCCAGATACGCACCGCGCAACGTGCTGAGCTCGCCGGGGTGCAGGCTCATGGCAAACGCTGCGAGTCCTGCAAGACGATGTACGGATCGGCAGGACGATTCATGTTCACGATCGACACGGCGTACGACGGATCAAACTCGCGGCACTCAACTTCAGCCAGCTCGAGGGCTTTGAGTGCTTGTTTTTGGAGTAGTTCGCGCTCGAGCGTCTGGTTACTGTCCGTCGTCGTGTAGTCGGCCGCAACTGCCTGAATGACCGCTCGCCAGATCGCTCGACGTCCAAGTGCCCGCAATCCGCGCAGTTGCCACGAGGTTGTCATCGCCGTCGTGTTGGTGATGCCAAGCTCCAGCTCTACGTCGTTGATCGCCTCGATAACCTGCACCGATCCGGCATCCCACCCGAGCAACGACGCAAAGTTGCCCAGCACGGACACGAGATAGTCCGCGAAGATTGCCTCGGGGTAAGCGGTCGGCGCAGGCATCAGAATCGATTACGCGCTCGGGGGCGCGGGCTGGGCGGATGGCGGCAACGTGGTTCCCTGCGCTGGCGCAGCCGGCTGAGGCACAGGAGCTGGCTGCGGGCCCGGCTGAGGCTGCGGAGCAGGCGCGGGGTCGTCTGCGACGAGCTGCGCAGTCGCGGCCTCGAGGCGAGAAGACGACGCGTTGAGCTGATCCAACTGTGCCTGCGTCGGCGCCTGGTTGGTCGACAGCTGACCTACGGCCGTCTTGAGCTGCTGAATCTCGTTTGCGATGGCAGTCGACGCGGCCGTGGTCGCCGCCGTGTTTCGGTCAAGATCGGCCTGCAATTGTTCGGCCATGACGATGATGTGCTCCTGTCCATTCTCAAGATCAAGGATTCGTTCAACCAGAAAGTCCGCTACCTGTACGAGGTGGCTCAGTTGAGCAAACAGGTTTGCTCGAGGGTTGAGCGGGCTCGGCGGCGGTAGCGGCACGACGTCTACCAGCGCTTCTTGTCCTCGGCCGAGCCCTTTTCCTCACCCCAGGCGTTGACCTTCGTCTTGCCGTCGGCGGCGATGTAGTAGTGCTTGTCGGGCTTCTGCGGCTCTGTCACGGTGTTCGGGCCGAGCCCGTCATCACCCATCGTCGCGGCCAGACGTGCGTTCGGTGCGTCGGTAACCGGCCGAGCGTTGAGCTCGCCGCGCCGCTGCTGTACCGCTGCCGCCACGGCTTGATCGTTTCCGCCGGCAGACTGGATCGCGTCGAGTTGATCGGTCGTCTCCGCGGCCTGCGCTTGTGCTACGTAATCGACTGCCATTTGTGAACCTCCCGGCTCAGATGAACGGCGGGAGGTTACTCCCGCCCCTCGTCAACTAGATGACCGGCGTCTGATAGGCCGCGTTGTTGAACTCGAGGACCGCGCCACCGACCCGCTGCCAGACTCCCACACCGAAGATGCGGCCGTAGCTACGCGCCCGGAGCGGAAGCCTCTCATCCTCGTAATCGAGGTTGAGGTCACCCAGGCCTTCGTACTCCGGGACGCGCATCACGAGCGGGGCTTCCTGGCCCTCAATGTACGCCGCCGCGTAGCTGGCGATTGCCCACGGGCGGATTCGCAACAGCGCAGCACCGTACAGACCAATCTCACGGTTGTAGATGTTGGAGAAATTCAAGCGTTCGAGCGGCTGGTTGGCGTTGTAGTTGAGCGTCAACCGCGGATCGATGTACGGCTTGAAGTTCGGCAACGCGCGCCACGCGGCCTCGTCTGCCGAGTTGATGACGATGACCGGCTGGCCCGAGTTGTAGTGCTCCTGCACCGCCAGCACCAGACTGTCGGCGGCGGCGCCCGTCAGGGTCGCACTCGCCAAGTAGTGTGTGTGCGAGGTGGCGAAGATTTCACCGTTCGGTCCAACCGGGTAAGCCGAGCCGTCGTTGTTGGCAAACGCCTTGACGTTCAACGGCACGTTCGCCGGGATGCCGAGCTTGTCCACGAAAGTGAAGTTGGTCGGGAGGTAGATCGCACGTTTGATCTGCCGCAGCAGGTTGATGCGATCCGAGTCCATGATCGAGTTCACTTCAGCGGCGAGCTGGGCAACCGTGTTGCTCATCATCCACTGGCGCGTCCACTGGAGCGAGTTGCCGTACCGACGCAGCGGAAAGTCGACCGCGACTGAAGCGGTGATCTTCTGCGCGTCGGACTGGCCCCACTGATCCATCTCGTCCATCTGCTTGACGTCGCCAGTGCCGTACGCCCGTCGAGTATCGGTTGTGCGCTCGACAAGACTTCCGAGCAATGAGTTGAACTGGGCGTTGTGAGCGTCCAGCGCAGCCTGAATCGACGTCCACGCGCGGTCTTCGCCAAACGTCACGACTGACTGGCGAATAGACCGAAGGGTATCAAGGGTACTAAGAGTTCCGTAGGCCATCGTTCAGTACCCCTTTACCGCAGGATCAACTGCAAGAGTCGGATTCGGGTGGCGTCGACCGCATGTCCGAGCGGCGTTGTCCCGCCCGTGCTGGCCGCGTCTGCGATACCGCCGACGACCGTGCCAGACAGGAAGTACGACGCCCCTGGCGTCAGACCCGCGCCGTAACGGAACGAGACGTTGAACAGCAGCGTCACGGCTTCGCCCGAGTTGCATGCCTCAGACGCCCAGCCATGCACGTTCGCGGCGGTCGTCGCGGCGGCGCCGTTCGATCGGTACACGAGTCCGTCTGACGCGTTGATGCGGCAGGCATCGCCTGCGGCAACAGCCTCGCCAGTCCGCAAACCCGCAATCTGACTGCTCTGAGGCGGCAGTACCGAAGCGAGGCTCGGCGTTCCTGCTTTCGCTATTTCAGCCAAGGTGAGACTCCTGTCTAAGCCTCACCCGACTGATCGTCCCTACAGAGGGTCGTACAGCCCGGAGGCTTTGAGTTTGTTGACGTTCTCTTTGACGCGGTCCTCGTGTGTCTGCGTCCCGTTCGATCGCGGCGTACCTGGCACGCCACTCGCGTTTGCCTTGCCAGCGAGATACGGTTTTGCCTTGAGCAGCGACGTTACGAGCTTCTCAGCGTTCGTCACATTGCCGTTATCGTCGTGCTCGAACTCTGATGCGTTCAGCAGTCGGTGTACGTCTTCAGGGTCCATCACGCCGACCTTTGCGGCCGCGCGTTCGACAGCCGCACGGTTACGTGTGTCCTGAAGTTCACGGTCCTTCGCAACTGCTGCGGCCTCGAGTTCAGCGGCTCGAGCTCGCAATCTCTCCGTCTCGGAAAGTTGCTCGTCGTCTGACTTCTTTTGCCTGGCTCGCAGTTCGTCGCGTTCTTTCGCTGCTGCACGCTCGCGCTCTCGCGCGGCCTTTTCGTTCGCTCGCAGCTTCTGGATGGTCCGGAGTGCTCGATCCTTGTCGAAGTCATCACCAGGCTCATCATCGCCGTCTTCGCCGGTATCGCCGGTGTTAGTGTCAGGTGGCGGGTCTTCCGCTCCAGCGACTTGTGGAAATGTACATCCGGTGCTGGCCTGCCAGTACGGGAGCCCGCTCAATATGACCTGGCGAACGGTAGCCTGACCGTCCGCACTCGGCATCTCGCCTTTGGGTCGAATATACACGATTTGCCCGTCCTTTCCAAATTCCCTAGTTCCGATTATCCCGCACAAGCCGCTTCAACCCGACGGTCATCTTCCACCGCTCTTTCTGCCATTGCTTTGCGACTGTCAGCGGCACCCCAAGACGGACAAGCTCGCCGGCATTCGCGAACCAGCCGGGCGGCTTGCCCCTGTACTTGCGCGTGTCCACGAGCGGAATCACCCACCTGAATTTCACGCGGCTTGCCGTACCCGTGCCATGCGATAGCTGATGCTGCAATGGCACCTCGTCAAGCACTGCCGCGCGCCAGGAGCGGAGAGTGTCCCGATCGGCACCCATCCGTAGGCAGTCTGATTCAGGCAATCAACACAATGGTCGGCTACCCCGAGCACGTTGTACTCCTCTTGCTCACCCCGCGTCCGTGCGTTCCTGGCAACAGCAGCACGATTGGTCTGCCTGCCCGCGTCAGCGTACATGGTGGCTCGGGCTAATGCCTGAACGACGGTCAGCCGACCAGCGGCCAGGTCGGAAGCGAAGCCACGAAGATAGGCGTACTGTGCCCTGATCTGCGTGCCAGTCCAGCCGTAACTGGACGCGTTCATGCCAGCCCAACCGCCATTGGCGACAGCGGCGCCCACGAGGTTGACGCTCTTGATACTCCGCATCATCTGCGTTTGCCACTGGGCAACGGTCAACATTCCGTCGAACACGTACTGTGTCGTCCGGCGCATCGTTTCTGCCTCAGAGGCCAGCACGGCGTCGAGCGCACGTCTGACAGCCGCGTCGGGCACCAGTGCGCCTGCCTGATCGCGGTATCGGCCGGTCGCAGGATCGAAGGTGAACACGCTACCCTCGGCCCATACCTTGCGGCTCAATCGAGTGATAGTGAACCCGCCTGAAAAGCGCAATCCAGTTTTGCCAGGCGATCATCTCGCCTACCCGGTCGTTCATCCACTGACAGCCAGGGCAGGACTGCCAGAACCCGCCGCAATCGACTCTGTGCCGCGGCATCAGATCGGGTTCAAGTTTCAAGAGTCGAACTCCTGCACCTGAACCGCGTCAAGCAACTGGGCGTACCGCAGCGGTGAGGCGTGCAGCCAGAGCGCACGCGCCAGCACTTCGTCGACCGTGTTCACCTCGGCCGCTGCGTCGAGGGCTGCCGCGGTTAGCGGAAGCGGCTTACCGACATTCGGGGCACCCGCCAGCCCTGGCGCTCGCCATACGCCCACAGTGTCAGGACTCCGAAGGTGACGCCAAGCCCAGAGGCGAGGCCGATGACGACGGACGCGATGAACTCAAGCATTGCTCTTCCTCCACTCTCAACATAGATTGCAGGTTGCCTGACCAGTGGTACTCCCCGCGTTCCCATGCCAGCTCCAACAGAACGCGGAAGATCGACCTTTTGGGGTAGACGTCTTCAGTCACCGTGTGACTCGTCTTCAACAGCTTCTGGGTCGACGTCTACCGTGCCAGTTGCAATAGGCTTCACGAACAGAAGCCAGAGCAAGGCGAGCACCACCAGAATTATCGCGCCGATGATGATGAGCGGGATCGCGATCACTGTCCAGCGACCTTGCCTGTAGTGGTGTCGTCCTGGGTTACGTCCTCTTGCGCCAGAGCTTGCTCACGCTGGATAGCTTCAAGGCGAGCCACCGTAAACTGCGCTGCACGCTCTGGCGACCAGCCCCACACCTCTTGTACCGCGACCTCGAGCGGCATACCCGCGGCAACGTATGACTGGAGCGCCATACCGTCCGCTTGCTGCGCCTGAGCCCGTTCCAGCTCGTCGTTCGGCAGTACGTCGCGTTCCTCGAAGTCGTGCTCGAAGTCGCCGTTCTCGAACGTGCCCACATCCCAGAGCCCGGCATTCGTGCCCATCGTCAGAGCCATCTGGTTTGCTCGCGCAAGCGCTGCCTCTCCGTTACCGCGGGCTTCAGTCAATCGTGCGATAGCCGGCGCGAGCATCAGCCTAACGGCGCGGCCTGACAGCGCACCGACCTCGGACACGCGATACATCATCAGCTCGGGCAAGTCGCGTTCCAGCTCGAGCATATGATCCTTCAGGATCTCGAGCGCGGCTCCGTAGTCGATGTTCGGCACCAGTGATGCCAGCTTTGCCATACCGGGCAGTTTCAGCATCTTGTCGTCGCCGAGCGTGATCGTCCCATCACTGTCTGTCGTGCCGTCTGTATCGTTCAGTCGCGGCGGTGGGAGAGGCCGGCCGGCGGCGTCGACGCTGTTCGCCTCGAGCGCCCACACGCCGCCCATATTGCGGAACAACATCTGGTTGAGCCGCGTGGCCTGCCGACACGCCTCGTCGATCTTGTCGAGCGCCGGCACGATGGCGCCCATGCCGCGGTCCTCGCCAATGTCTGCAAACTTGGCATGCACCAGCGGGACGAAGTTGATGCCCATCGACTCGATAGTGGCCTGGCGCGTCGGTGCGCCGAGCTCGCTAATGTCCGTGATCTGGAAGCTCGAATACATGCTCTGCGACTCCCAGACGCGATACGTGCCCGATTCCTTCGACCACTCCTCAGTGTGCAGATACGGCTCGGTCTTGCCTTCGCTGTCGCGCCGCAACATCGGAACGTCGAACCGCACGTAAGTCACGAAGCCGCGTTCGTCCGTGTCGAAGTCGGTTACCTGCTCGGGCTCGATGTTCTGAAAGAATACCCGCTTCCTATCGGCGGTCTGAGACACCTTGACGAACCAATCCCCGTACAGCGCCAGGTGCCGCGCTGCTACCTGCTTCTCGCCTGCCCAGTTCGACCACTTCCAGACCTGTTCAATCGGCTTGATGATCTGCTCGTGGTCGGCCACGATCGGAAGCGCAGCAGGCAGTGTGCCCGGCCAGAGATGGCCCGCGTGAAACTCAACGACCCGGTACGCCGGGTTCCGGAGCGGCTTCAGCGCTTCGCGCCAGATCCCCTGACGGCGCAGCACGTCCTCGATGATGTCGAACATGCCGTTGCTGAAGTAGTACGCCCGCAGAATGCGGTACATCTCCGCGGAACGAATCGTGTGTACCCGCCCGATCGGCGGCATACCCTGAGCCGGACGAAGCCCGTAGAGCGGCTGCGGATTGATGTAGCGCGAAACGGCCGATCCGAGCCAGTTCATTGCCATGATGGATCAGTTACCTCCGCGGGCATGGAACCCTTCGGCTAGAAGCCGCTCCGTCCACAGGATCAACTGCGCGAACGCGTCGGCCTGATCCATAAATTCCGACTGAGGCACTGAAAACAGCTCGTCCTCGAAATCGAGGAGCCAGGGCACGGCGGCACTCGGTGCCGGCAACAGCACGCACCCGTTGCGGCACCACACCGCTGCCTGCTCGGCGCGGTACTCCTTGGACCCGCTCGGCATGAACGGCACGAGTAGCGGCGCTAGCCAGCCCTGAGACGAGGCCATGAGCGTCTGGTACGCGCTCGTACCGCTGGCCTTGTCTTCGATGATGACGCCGCGCAACTTGCCGTCGTTATAGAGACTGGCATCACGTCCGATTGTCTCGGGCAGAGCCGGGAACTGAAGCCGATCACGCCAGACGTTCGTGATGTACAGACGGTAGTCGGGCATCAGGTAGCCGGCGACTCGAGCGGTGTACGCGCTGTCGTTCTTGTCCTTGAGCGCCGTATCCCACGACAGCCAGTGCCCGATGCTCTTGTGGGGAATGTCAGGGTTGGTCGCGTCGAACCTGTTTTTGCCGAGCCACCAGTTGCGGTCGTAAATCATCGACGCGTCGTCTACGAACGACGCCTCATACTCCTGTCGGTAGACCCGTTCAGGCAGCTCCAGACGAGCCGATTCGAGCTCGACGGGTGCGAGGTACGGGTTCGTGCTCGACGGCATCTGCCACGAGTTGTAGTCGGGAAACTTAGGGCTCTGGCCGCGTTCGTAGAGCGTGTGGAAGTAGTTGAAGCCCTTGGGCGTGCTCAACCACCAGGCATCTCCCTGATAGTCAGTCAGCGTCGGGCGTACTGCCTGCTCCCACGACTCCTCGAGGTTGCGCGCCATAGCCGCCTCGTCAAAGATGGCGCGTTTGTACTTGCGGCCGCGGCCGGCTGATGCGTCCTCGAGCGTCCAGCACTCGACTACCCCGCCGGTGATGAGCTCGATGCGGTGCTCCGTCTCGGACAATCGTCGAGTGAGCGGGCTAAGCGTGCGCTTCAAGTCCCGCCACGCCTCTGAGAGTAGTTTGTAAGTCGGGTTGAACCACCCAACCGGGTAGCCGCGCAGGGCCGGCTCGACGGCCAGGTCGATAGCCATCGTGGTCTTGCCCCACCGTCTGCCGCAATCTACGACGTTCCACCGGCGCGACTCATTCCTGATCTTCTGCTGGGCCGAGTGCGGGCGCTGTAAATAGATACGCGCCTTCGTCGGCGGGGTCGCCGTAGACAACCTCGATCACCACCTTCCCGGTCTGCTCAACGCGATCCTTCGGCTTGTACCCTGCCCGATCAAGGATGTCCCTGATTGCGGCGTACCGTACGGAGTCACTATCGGCCTCGTCGAGCAACCTTCGGAGGGCGGTAAGTGCCGGGTCGACCATCTGCGCCAGCCGTTCCTGCGCCGATCGCTTGACCTGAGGCGCCGCCCCGCCGTGTTTGTGGCACACATGCCCGCCCAGGATCGGCGCTAGCTGGCACTGCTTCCCGTGATTGCTATGAGCACGGCAGCGGCGCCGGTTCGGATCGTTAGACAGCGTCATGTGTCGGCCTGAACCGTTGCAAGAGGTCATGGAACCGCTTGTATTCCTCGGACATGCTCGTCGGCTCGTACGACCTGGCTAGCAGTACGTCGAGCTGGACGCAGACATCGAGAAACTCTCCGGGCGACGGCATATCCGAAGGGGTGAACGGAGTGTGATCCATCAGGGCACCTGACTTATGAAAATAGCCTTCTTACCGCGGCCTGGAGCAGTTCCGACACCTTGAAACGAGTATTGCCACCAACCGCCGACGTCGGGTGTGAACGAAGCCGTGTACACCCCCAGGCTCAGATGAGTGATAGCCGGCGACGAGGTTGTCTGGTCAGGCTTCCAGATCGTGAGCGCCATACTTGCGTCGTCGACGCGGACGGGATTACCGCTGCCGTCGACAACAGCGTTGCCCGTCACCGGGTCAATCTGAGTAACCAACACGGCAACGCTAATAGATTGACCGACGATGTAACTCACGCGGCACTATCCACCAGGCTGTAACTGAATCGAGGCGCGTCGGCAAGAGTGTACGTGTATTGTGGAAAATCCGAGACGGTGTACCTCGACGGCGGCCCGACTAGTCCACCCGCTATAAGCCTGAAACGAGTGGCGGTGTCCCGGAATACAGGCGGTGACGCCACCTTGAAGCGGACGGCCGCATCTCGGTAAACCGCGAGCGACAACCGCAAACGAGTGGTTGTGTCGCGCCATGTCGCGGCACTGGCTAGCCGGTAGCGGGCGGCCGTGTCTCTGAATCCCGACGTACGCAGCCGCAGACGCACAGGACTGTCCCTGAACGACTGAGCCTGCACGCGAACCCGCGAGGCCGTGTCTCGCCAGAGCGCAGTCGACTGGAGCCTGAGACGTGTCGCGGTATCTCGAAACGTGGCCGGTGAGGCGAGACGAATGCGTGCAGCCGTGTCCCGCCACGATTGCGCCTGAATCCTGAGTCTGGTCGAGGTGTCTCGCCACTGAGCGGTGCTCTGGACCCTGAAGCGAGTCGCGGTATCCCTGAATGCCGACGCACGCAGGCGAATCCGGGCCGCGGTATCCCGATAGCTTGGCGGCGTGCCCAGGTAGAGCCTGACCGCCGTGTCGCGGAACCCTTGCGCCTTGAGCCTGACGCGGCTAGAGGTGTCCCTGAGTTGGATTGCCGACTGCAACCGGAAACGGCCAGCGGTATCCCGCCAGACGGTCGCGCTCCGCAATGCAATCCGAGTTGCGGTATCGCGGACATTCGTCACTTGAAGACGGAAGCGGA